CTAAGATTTCTTTTTTCTCCACCTTACTGCTCTCCCTAGCTTATATGGCTCTGGAAATATCCCTTGAAGCACCCAATTGCGAATCGTTGTTGTCGATACACTAAAAAGCTGTGCACACTCACGTGTCGTTACATATCTATCTCCATCATCAAATATCATCTCATTACCTTTCTCTTTTTTATATTAATTAAATGGGCGGAGGTGCTGGGAGGAGAGAAAGCACCCCCATAGGTTTAAGCAGCTTTTGCCAAAATCTTTTCCATCTCTTGTTCTATTTCCCCTAAAAAAATCTCGACCGCTTTATTAATCTCTTCAATGTGTTTCTCATCACGGTTGACGCGTTTGATTTTCATTCTCAAACCAGTAGATCTGCCTACAAAGTTTGGATTATAGCTAATGAAATGGCACCATTTGCGTCCCGTACATGCCATTTGGAATTGCATTTGTGCGATATATTCAGGTTTGATTTTGCCATCCATAAAGAAGCGCAAATGCGTGGTCGATTGTGGACATTTAACTTCAACTAAACCGTCATCACCAACAAATCCATCAGGACTTGCTCCTGCCATTTTTATTGTGGGGTGTTGGATAAACCCGCACCTTGTGACCTCGGCATCATAAATGAATTCATATTCTCTCAAGGCATTCTCTTCATGTTCAATGCCCCATTGCATAGCAGGTGTTGTATAAGATTGGCCTATTTCCTCTATTAAGCGTTCTGCCATGAGTTTCGTTTTGTAGTCTTCATATTTGCTTGTAGGTAATCCTTTTGCTGTCTTACTGAGTACGTTGTAAACGTTTGAAGCAGTGACTTTACCCAAGCGCGCTTGAAACCATTCTGCTGTTCGTTGTTCCATCTCACACCGCCGTTCCCTGTTCGTGTGGCGTTGCTATATCGGCATCTTGTATAGTAGAATCTGTTTCTACCTTTTGCTTGTTTTGTTTATCTTTCAAAAGATGTAACACCGTTTGTGCTTGTCCTTCAGACATATCGTCAAGCTTTTTGACGTTGACATAAGCAAGTATTTTTCTTCTTTTGCTTGGGTTTGTACGATGAGTCTTCTGATTTCATTGATCTGTTGTGGAAAAGCTTTTTTAATAGGTGTGTTCCCATCCGTATCATCATCTTCACTCACGACATTAAGAAGCATACCTAATAGATATCTGCGTGCGTATGTGATGGCAGAACCAACCGATTGTATATTTGATTTGCATCCTTTAGTGTCATAAGGGAACTTTCCTTCTGTTGAGATTTTATTCCCAGATGGATGCGTCAAAGTCATTTCTATAATTATATTGTCTGAACTCTGTTCTTTGATACGAGAAAACAAAGCAAATCGGTGTTTTGCAAGCGTCTTCTTTACAGCATCAATGTACTGGTCAAGGGTTGCATATTGGCTGTTTGTATGGGTGTTTGTAGAGTTTTTTTGTATTTTTTGATATTCTATTTGCATATTCGAAAGATCACTGGCAAATCTTTCGTAGTTTTGTCGTTCTATTTCTTTTTCTCGTAAGGCAATGAGACGCTCGAGACGATCCATATCGACGTCATTTTCTAAGGCTCTGTTTAAAATGCGTTCCATAGCAGTTTGTTTAACCGCTAAATGATGTGTTTCTTCAACTTCTGTTAGGTTAGTGTTTTGTTCACTCATCTTGATTTCCTCCTATTTGAGCGCAATTCCCCCGTGGCGTGAATCACGCTTGTGTTTAAAAGTTGGTTGGTTGTTACAATCCTGTTTCTAGAGACTGTGTGATATTGACCACCTCCCCGTCTAAAAAGACGAGGAAATGAAATCATATTTTAAACTAAGCAGCTTTTACGACAGATCTTTCTAAGACTTGTTTTGCTTCTTTAATGAGAGCTTTATATTTTCTGTTTTCTTCATCTACTCTGAAGGCATCAAGAAGACGCACATGAATTGGACCTAAAAGATATACAACTTTTTCACCAGCGTTCATTCCCTCCCAATAGCTTGGCAAATCAAAGCGTGTATCATGGTCATAATCAACAGCTTGGTTTCTTAGTTTCTTTTCACACTCAATAAAGTAACGACGAGCTTGACGTCCTTTTTTATTACGTTCAACCATGGAAAGCTCTTTCGCCATATCTAGGGTGAGATGATATTCTACTGCTATAGCATTGTTCGCTTCCATTTTTTTGTGGAAGCGGATAAAATCTTGCCTTTCAAGAAAAGAATAAGCAATGATGCGTTTTTTTATCCAAGTAGAGAAATCTTGTTTGCTTTCCAAAAATGCATGCAAGTCACGTGCATTAACGGTTTGAACTGTTTCCTGATCAATGATTTTCTCTGTGATTTTTATAAGAGTGTTCATAATGAACTCCTATGCAGTTAGATGTTTTTCATTGACATCCAATAAAGGATGCCGGGTGCTGAAAAACACGGTGCATAGTCCGTCGTTACGCTTTCCCCATAAAGAGTATTGTATAGCGTAACTACACCCGACAAAGTCATTATATGCGTGTAACATACAATGAGTCAAAGCCTTTAATGTGCGGAAAATAAACTGTTTCGGCAATTCATCCGCTATGCATTTAAGGTGTTTTTCAAGCACCTTGTTTGAGCATATATATACTGATAGTATATTGTCAATTAAAAAATTAAAAAATTGGTGCAGATAAACTATATTGATTTTATCAGTCAGTTCGTATTTCTTTTCCATGATTATTGCTCTTAATGCATGCATTGTCTTTTAAGCTCTTGAGACAACACACCAATTCCTTTTGCTGTGATTTTTGCGCAAGGAATGACTTTTTCTATTCCACTTGCGGTTTGAAGTGTGATGGTTGGACAATCCATAAGTTTCTTTTGGATTTTGTCTTGATAAGGAAGCAAATTTCCACCTGCTGCTCGTCTGTAAACCCAACCTTTTTGCTGTAAGAATTGAATGAACTGTTTTGGTTGCATCTCGAGTATTTTAGCGGCTTCTGTAAGACCAAAGAGTCCATCGTGGCGCTGTAAGCTTTTAAGAGCCATGGCTTTTGGTGTTAAATCTTCAATGATGGTGTCTTTTTGATCTATTTGACCTTGTAGGTAATTCAAAAAACCAATCATAGCCTTTGGACTTGAATAGTCGATTTGTGGTGTTACTGCTTGCTTTTCCAATTCTTGCCAACGGTCTATAATCCTAGCACGTAATGTCATGCTGTAACCCGAAACTAAGATAAGGCATTCACGTTTAGGAAGGTTGTAACAGTTTTGGGGCTTACCCTGTTTATCTAAATAGGTGGATCCAAATTTGGATTGACCCCCTTCAGGATATAATTCTCCTAACATTTGTCGAATATCACGCATAATATGCGCATGTTGCTTACCGCATAACTCTGCAATTTCACGACTAGACATGGTTGGAACAGTTGTGTTTTGAAAATTGTTTTCAGATATTGTAATAAAGTTTCGCATCATCACCCCCTTAATTAAGAAAAACACAAGTTTTGGTATAATATTATGCCATAGTTTCTATGACGTTCTGCTTTAGCTATTTTCCTTGCTGCGTGAATTTTGAAGTAATGATTATCGGTTTTATCTGTTTCTATTTCAGATTTTGGACAAATCTTCTGTCTGTTCCATTCTTGTTTTGTAAAAACAAAATCCACGCCTTCTTTTAGATCAAACTTTTCAACACAATCGTTAAACCAAGTAGAAAAATCTTGTTTCAAATGTAAGTGCCTATGCATTACATGGGCTTTGACCATTTTGGCATAACCGATTTTGTTGTCTACCTCGTTTTCAGGTATAAGATATCCTTCACTGTCTTTATTAGTGTCATGTGTGGTCATAAGTTTACTCTAATCAATTATTGATGGGAAAAGAGGGCGCTTTTAAAAGCGCCCTTTAGAATTTTTAAAGCACATCACAAGGACGCAAACGGTGTTGTTGTTCGTAAGTCCCAAACATCTCATCATTATATTTTTCGTCTGCTAAATCAGATAAAAGGTCATGGTAAGCAACACTCTCGCGTACAAAGTCATGAACTCTACTCTCCTCATGGAGATGTTCGATATTTTCTTTTACATATGCTTCTGCAATCTCTTCAGAGATATCTTCACAACTCTTTTCAGAAGGATTTATACGAAAGATTTGGATGGCATCATCTCCCTCATCAACAATGCTTAGAATTTGACTTGCATCAAGCGGTCCAGACTCTGCAATGTTTTGATCATCATCATAAGTAACTAATAAAATTTCATTGGAATTTATAAGAATTGGCTTTTCCATAATTTCTCCTCCCTTAACGCCTCTTGGCAATTGTTTGTGCGTGGTTTGTATAATTACTTATATAACTATAATTATAAAATAGCAAGCGAAAAATTATAAAAAGTTATATTTTTTATAAAAATTATTATAATATCTTGCTAAATAAGGGGGGAGATAATTAGCGATAAGTCCGAATCATCTTGCTGTAAGAACTTATTGGCAAAATAGCAAATATCTCTCCAACCCACACAATTTTAACATTCTTAATGGGTAAGGCATTCCAAGAAAGCAGATCTATTTCACCATTCATGCCCCTGCTAATCTGCTTTATATATCTTTTATTATCATGTGTTAAAATAACGGCTTCTTTGCCAAAAAAGGATTCTATTGTTTTAATTTGGCGCCGTCTTACGATAACCATATCTCCATCTTTATAAGCTGGAAGCATAGAGTCTCCTTTAACTTCGAAAGCAACCATATCATCAGGTAAAGCAAAAGGAATTTCTACTTGTTCAAGACCATCTTCAGGGATTTGTTCAAAGCTTGGATCTATCTGTGTTCCTGCTCCAATATACCCCATAAGAGGAACAAAAGTTGTTAAGTGGTTGTCCCCTTTTAGTTCTTTATATAATTCTAAAATGGCATCTCGATTAGAGCCGCGTGGATCAGAATCTTTTAACCACTTAGACACTGAAGCTTGTGTTACGTTTAACCGTTTGGCTACATCTTCTTGCGTTAAGTTAAACTCGGTCAAAATCTTTTTTAATGTGCTTATGATATTAGATTTATTACTCATACTTCTGCTTACCTTATTTTTTTATCGTTGATAAAGATAAATTTCCTTGACTTTATATAACTATAATTATATGAATAAATAAGGCAAAGCTGTAATTGGAGCTTGTAAATGGATCAACGAGAAAATTTTAAGAATTTGGCTAAGTCAATACGGGGCAAATTTAATTGGACACAATCAGAAATGGCGAAAATGCTTGGTGTAACTCAAGCAGCTGTTTGCAAGTGGGAAAAAAGAGGATCTATCTCCGTAATAAATTATCTAAAGCTGCAAAAGTTGAAGGATAGTTCTAGCTCTAGTTCTGCTTTTATTGCTGCTCATACAGATAATGATGAACGTCAACAGCAGCATTCACACTCTTAAACAGACATAAAAATCAAAGAGATCAAATAAATAGATTACGCGCCACCATGCGCACGCATAAATACGCAACAGCCTTAAGGGGGGATTATGATCACTAATTTATATTTAATAAAAGAAGGGGATGCGCATGTCTAATGCAATGCCATGGATAAGATTCCATTTGTATGACTGGATAAGTGGCACAAATGGAATGACATCTGAACAACGGGGGGTTTATATAACCCTTCTCGTTTGCATGTATGAAAAAAAGAACCACTTAAAACAGATTTTCAAACACTTGCACGCGTTTGTCATTGTTCGCAGAAAAAATTTGCAACTATTGTCGAATATCTCATGAGAAATAATAAACTTGTTGAGACAGATAATGGATTGTGGAATACGCGCGTTGAAGAAGAGCTAAACGATTTTGCTGATAAAAAAGAGCACATATCGCAAGTTCGTAGTGAAGCTGGTAAAAAAGGTGCAAAAGCAAAAAACAATATAAAACAACATGTTAATAATTTTGCTGAAGCAAATGACAAGCAAAACGTTTTTTTTGCTGAAGCAAATGCTAAGCAAAATCAAGCTATAAAGAACCAGAATAAGAATATATATAAAAAACTAAAACTATCGTTTTAGCAAAAAAAGAAATTGGTTCTGAAAGTTTAGAAACAACTAATTTGGTTCAAGAGCCAACTGAGGTTGCTGCTGTTGAAACCACATCAAAGCAAATCACAACCTCACTAGACAACCAACCTCCCATTCACGAGCAAGAGAACGTTCCAGAAAAAGCAAAACGAGCGAAAGCTAATCGCGGTTGTCGATTGCCTGCGGATTTTGAACCCGATTACGATTTTGCAATCGAAGAAGGCTTGCTTCCAAAGCGCGTCAAAGTCGAAATTGCAAAGTTTCGAGATTATTGGCGTTCAAAAGCCGGAGCAAATGCAACCAAAATCGATTGGCAAGCAACATGGCGTAACTGGGTAAGAAATTCAAAAAATTACAAACAAGGAGAAAATTATGGAACACAAACCAATTTCCAAACAGGACAACAGCGCGGTCGTGCCTATAGAATTACACAACACATGTCCGATTTCAAAAATGCAGATAGTCCGTACAAATTTCTCTTCGAGGATGATGCAAAACCCTCCATTCCATTGGTTACCGAGCAAAAAACCATCACCTGCAGAAGCGGAGAGAATTATCTCGTTGGGTCATGAAGCTTTGCAAATGCTTGATGAAAAAGCTTCTGAGGAAGAAATAAAAGCTATGTTTCTCATGCTTTCTGGTGGACTTAAAAGCCAACCTGGAGAAGACGAAAAAGCTACAGCGGTTGCTTATCTCTTTTCTCTCAATGGGTTAAGCCGTTGGGCAATCAAAACCGCAACAAGGGATGTGATGAAGGGTAAAGCAGAAGGCTTGTCGACAACATTCATGCCCGCTTCTGCTGACCTTCTTCTTTACTGTGAAAAGCTTGAAGATAATATTCGAACTACAGTTGACAGGATATTCAAGTCACTTGATAGACCAGAGATGAAACCGAAGGCAGAGCCTGTCTCTGCTGAAAAATGGGATAAGCTGATGCAAATGCTTTAAAAACCGAAGATTGGTTTAAATACTTTCGGAAATCAAGCTGTTTCATCAGCTTGAGTAATTTTAAAAACACTTTTTATTTAATAAAAATGAGAGAGAAATGATACAAAACTTTGATGAAATATTAGAACTTAAAAATTTTTTGACTCAAATTTCAAAACGTATCAAGCAAGGTGATACACAGATCACTAAGGAAGAGGAAAAAAAGCAATTAAAGCTTGTCAAAAGTTAAAAGAAACGATTGCTGTAAAATCTTCTTCTAATAATGTTTCTAAGGCTTTTGTTCTACTCAAAGGTGGTTTAATAATGCGACAAATGGCCAATGTAGATGCTTGTGCTCGCGCTTATGCTGTAGCACTTCAAGGTATTTCACAATGGGCTCTATACAAAGCTGTTGAACAAATTGTACGTGGTGAAGCCAAAGGTATGTCAACAACGTTCGTGCCAACATCTGCTGATCTTGCGGCGTATTGTCGAGATTTGGAAAAAGATCTTTGTTCAGATGTTGATTTTGTATTAACAGCTCTTAACACATAGCAAAATAGTGAAAAATGCTAATCATTTTACGATTAGATACGTATTTAAATCGATAAAATGGCACCGTAGAGAGAGATTTAAAGATTTTACGTGAAATCATATCTGCAATATAAAACAGCTCTGTACGGTCAAATTTGAGTCAAATAAACCAGTTGGTAAAATTATGGACTAAAAGCATGAGAATATTAAAAGATCTATTCTTAAAAAACCATAAACAGCCAATGCAAAAAAAGTTTGTTGCAACAGCTGTTGGTTATGTCCCTTGGGGAGACGGAGCGGCCGAGTATTTTTACAACCTCTACGAATATCCTGATGGCACAAGAGAGTGTGAAAAGTTTGATGGTGGTCAGTATTACAAAACACCAAAAGGAGCAGATTTCAGCACCAAAGCGCAAGTAAAAGCGTGGGTTTATGGTGGTAATGTTCCGAAAAGCGTTCTGAATTACGAACCTCTTATAGATGAGATCAACAAAGGGATCAAAAAATTATCGGAAGCTTCTGAAAAAACAATGATTAGATGCTAACTCATATCAGGAACAACTTGACAAATTTTTAAAAGCCATTAGGTTACGAGGCAGGCTTAAAACACCTCGCAACTAATCGGTTCAACAGTATCCCGAAAGATCTGTTGCCCATCATAAGAAATTTTGTCCAGGGTCTTCGTGTGTATGTCCAAGGGTAACCTAAAGATACGAAGGGCTGTATTAGTTCGGTTGTTTTAGCCCTGGATACTTAAACTTTTAAAACAAAGGACTAATAAGATGAACACTCTAATTAAAATATCAGAACAAGCTGTTGGACAAGAAATTATTCAAACCGTTAATGCGCGTGAATTACATGTGTTTTTGGAAGTAAAACGAGACTTTTCCAATTGGATTAAAGACCGTATTAACAAATACAGCTTTCTCAAAAATCAGGATTATATAGTTTTCGCCAATTTTGGCGAAAACCTCCAAGGCGGTCGTCCAAGTACAGAATATCACATCACTTTAGACATGGCGAAAGAGCTCTCAATGGTGGAACGCAATGAGAAAGGACGACGGGCACGCCGTTACTTTATTGAGTGCGAGAAGAAACTGAGAACCCAAGCTGTTGATTATGACCGTGATACACGTTTTGATTTGCCAAGCTATTGGGAAGGTATGAACGCTGGCGAAAAAGTTTTATATCTTTTAGGTCCTATTCATATGCGTCTTCTTGATGCCTTCAGAGTAGATGAAGAGAACAGAAAATACAAAGCTCTCATTAAAGAAGCAAAACAGGTTCTAGCAAGATCTGTTGTGAAAGCTGCTTAGTTTAAAGTATGATCTCATCTTCTCCACTTTCAGAGTGGAGAGGATGTTTCACGCCGCGTTTTTGATTGTAATAACGACTTGCTTGCCAAGAACGCTCAGTGCTTGCTCTAATGTTTGAAGCTTAGTTGGATAATTTGGATCAAGAATGCGTCTTGCTTCTGTTTCTTTTTTACCCAAACGATGTGCCAATTCTGTTTTTGTGATATTCGCTTCATTAAAGGCTTCTACCACTGCAAGTTTAAGAGCATTCCAAGCATCTACCGTAACCTCTACAAGGTCTTTATACTGTTGTCGCATTGGTAAAGGCAAACCACGCATAGGATAGCTCCGTAATGCTAACCCTAAAGCTTCAACAGCATTCTCTAATGCCTCTGCTCTATTTTCTCCAGCTGTTATTGCTTCTGGTACATCTGGAAAGGTTACAATAAAACCACCATCTGGATCAGATTCCAGTTTTGCTTGATACGTGTACTCCATGTTTAGGTCTCCTCGCCATAATCGAAATGCTTTTGAAACGAAAAATTTAAGCCATTGAGAGAATAACTCATACCGTGCCATTTGTGTGACATCGTTTTTTGATGAATAATTTGTCAAATAATATTATAATGTAATACATTAAAAAACTGTTATTAATTTACTGAAATAATTGCATAAATAAGAAATTTATGCTAAGATTTTGTATGTATAAATTGCAAATCTAATGGAGCTACAAATATGCTAAATAAAGTGACGTTAATCGGGCGCCTTGGTGCTAATCCCGAAAGCAAAACAATGCCATCTGGTGGTGAGGTAGTCAACTTTCGTATGGCAACTTCTGAAAGCTACACAGATAAAAAGACTAATCAAAAAGTAGAGAAAACAGAATGGCATTCCATTGTGGTTTTTAATCCACATTTGGCAAAAATTGCTCTTCAATACCTAAGTAAAGGTTCAAAGGTTTATGTAGAGGGCAAATTACAGACACGTAAATGGAAAGATAAAAACGGTGGTGAACATCTTGCAACAGAGATTGTCTTACCACAATTCAAAGGCGAATTATATTTGCTTGATGCTAAGAAAGAGCAATCTGCACCCCCTACCCCTTCACCCATTACTTCTCAAAGTTATGCTATCGCTTCAGGGGCTGCTGATCATAGCATATCTCTTAATGATCGCATACCATTCTGATTGATAAAATATGACAAAAAGAAAAAAACGTGCAAAACGTGGTCGTCCACGGATTAATGGATGTATCAGAGAACCAAATGGACGCATCTCACGAGCAAAAACACCGCATGAACCCATGGATAAATTGGCAATTGAAATGCGCGCTAAGCGCTTTGGTCTAACCATAGAAGAGGCTAAAAATCCGCTTTCCGGTACCTATATCGGGCGACTTTATTTGCAAGGCGAACTCAATCGAGACCAATACGATGCTGCACAAAAATATCTTGAAGTGAGAAACAATTATCTATGTGCAAAAGCCTTGCCTAGTGCTATTTATGATGAAATGCCTAAAACTTCTGATAACGGAGCAAGAGAGAAATGGGTACAGATAGCAACAGAACATCTTGTAGCTGTAAAAGGTGTTGTTCAAGAAGCGCAGTGTTTACACCGTCAATATAACCTTCATGCCGCATTACAGTATCTTGTTATAGAAGACCAATCACTACCACATCTTGTGCTTTCATTGCGTATTGCTCTTAATGTGCTTTATAAGCATTTTACGCAAAACCGGTAGTTTTCAAGCGGCATCTTGGATATTAATGGCAACCTCTTTTCCAAGAGCAATGAGAGTGGACTCTAAGGCATCTAATTTGCTTGAGTGGTTTAAATCCAACAATCGGTCAATTTGTATTGGATGAAGTTTTAAAAGACGTACGAGATCAGCTTTGCGTAAGTTTTTTTCAATCATAGCGTTATGTATTGCAATTTTTAAAGTCACCAATGAAGATACTTCAACAAAAGGATAGGCAATATCACGATGTCCAAAGGGAATAGGTTCACGATCTTGAAAACGCCCCATAATAACTGTTAAAAGCGCGTTTTTAGCGTGTTCCAAAGCTTCTTTTTCGTCGTTACCGTAGGTAATAAATTCCTGAAAATCTTTGGAGACAACAAGAAGAGTATCATTGTCATCTTTGATAAATTTAATTGCATATTTCATTTACACCTCCATATTCAGGCTTATTTTAGGTCAAGATCTTTAAGAATCTTCTGGACTAATCCTGTTCCTAATTCTTTTCGCGTACCATGCATAGGTAAAACGGACTTTTTAGAACCGCGCTTTACAAGCAAATGTCCACCTTTCCCTGAAGTAAAACTGCAACCATGCTTTATAAGATATCTTTTCAATTCTTGACTATTCATTATAATAATATAACATCTAAAATGTTTCAATACAACATAAATGTTGTGTTAAAGGAAAATAAAGGACATCTTTTAAAACACCATATTTAGGTAAAAAATAAAAAAATACAAGATCATGATTTTTTGTTGACATAGTGTAAAAAATCATATTTAATGACGCCACTGCACTAGTCGTATTGTGTCTAAAATTCAAAAATATCCTCAAAAATTCAGTAAAATGTGAACTTGAAACGTGGCTAGAATGTCCTGTTTTCTGGGTAATTCCGGCTAATCTATTTTTCACAGAATAAAAATCAATATTTGACTAATGATGTCATTAATTATGACTCGAAAGGAGCAATGATGAAAGCTGTCATCACTAAACCAATGTGTGTGGTTGGCGACAATAAAAGCACTGTTCGCTTTGAACCATCAACACCCAATAATCCATTTGTTGAAATTTCTAATCAGGTCTACGCACGTCTCAAGCGCGCTAATGCTGCAAAACCTTTTGTTGACGTTAAAACAACAGCAAAACCTGAAAAGGCAGTTAAACAAATTAAGCAGATAGAACAAGAAGTCGTACAAACATCATCTGAATCAGCAATAGAAGAAATTTCACTCGAACAGCCCAAAGCATCTAAAGTTTCTAAGCCATCAACACCTACCCCAAAAAAGGCTTAGAAGTTGAAGTTAATCATCCACCAAAAATGGTATCTTCAACAGGTGAAGGATACCTTCACCAGTCTTCAAGCACCACGCCTTAATTGGGCTTTGCGTAATGCTGTAAACACCGCAGCAAAACAAGTCGAACGCTTTGCAGAAAAACAAATTGCCGATGTTACATCTGCCCAATCAAAGCGTGTCAAAAAAGGCGTTTATATTAAAGAAAAGGCTACAGCAAAGCTTCTCGAGACAGATATCATTGGTTCTGGAACACCGATACCTCTTAAATTTTTTCAAGCAAAAGAAACAAAACGCGGTGTAACTTACAAAATGTTTGGAAAAAAAGAAATCTTACCCCATGCTTTTATCAAAGGTGGGAGTTTTCCAAAGCGTGTTGAATTAAAAAAGCTGAATGGGAATGTTTTTCAAAGAGCAGACGGAGATCAATTCCCTATTGCAAAACAAGAAGGACCGTCAATTGCTGGAGTGATGTCCAAACCAGAGATTGCAAATGCTATTGTAAAAAAAGCCAATGAGAGATTAATTGCCAATATACAGTACCAACTTGCTCGTCAAGAATATGCCGCCAATAAGAAAGCTAAATAATGTTCTTAAGCTATCTATCTGCTACACAATGGGATTTTCTTTCTTGACAAGATTCATGGAAAAAGTATATCGTCAAGTTAGGTGCCTAGAAAACACCTTAGATGCATAGCGGATAGATTGCCGAAACAGTTTATTTTCCGCATATTAAAGACTTTGACTCATTATATGCTACATGCGTATAATAATATTGTCGGGTGTGGTTACGCTATACAATACCCTTTATGGGAAAAGCGTGACGACGGACTATGCACCGTGTTTTCTAGCACCCGGCATTCTTTGTGGAGTGTCAATAGAAAACCTCTAACTGCATAGGAGTTCATTATGAACACTCTTATTAAAATTACAGAACAAACGATTGATCAAGAAACAGTTCAAGCAGTAAATGCACGTGAGTTGCATACGTTTTTGAAGGTAACATCTCGTTTTAACGATTGGATTATTAATCGTATTAAAGAATATGGTTTCCTAGAAAATAAGGACTTTGTGAGTTTTACTAAAAATTTAGTAAAACCTAATATCTCTCAGGAAAATCAAGACTTTGTGAGTTTTACTCAAAAAAGAGTAAAACCTAAAGGCGGTCGTCCAAGTACAGAATATCACATCACTTTAGACATGGCGAAAGAGCTCTCAATGGTGGAACGTAACGAGAAAGGACGTCAAGCTCGTCGTTACTTTATTGAGTGTGAAAAAAAACTAAGAAACCAATCTACCGATTATGAAGATAAACGTTTTGACTTACCAAGTTATTGGGAAGGTATGAACGCTGGTGAAAAAGTTTTGTATCTTCTGGGTCCAATTCATGTTCGCCTTCTTGATGCCTTCAGAGTAGATGAAGAGAACAGAAAATATAAAGCCTTAATTAAAGAAGCAAAACAGGTTCTAGCAAGATCTGTCGTAAAAGCTGCTTAGATTTAAAATATGATCTCATCTTCCCTGCTTTCAGAGTGGGGAGGATATTAATTTAAAAAAGATTGCCAATTATGCCTTTCCTATTTCCAAAAAAAATCAATAAAATCAATGCAAAAGGTACTTCCCGGCGGGTTGGGTCTGTTGCGGGGCAGGCTAGCGCGAACTATCGCTAGCGACAGAATTTTCAAATTGACTGTACATTGTACACTTAACTCATTGATAAATAATGATTTCAATATGTACACTGTACAGTATGTGAAACGTTTTCTTAGCAAAAAGTAATTTTTGTTACTTGACAATTCTATAGTAATAGGTATCTTCGAATCAGGTGCCTAAGAAACACCTTAGAAAATACCAAGCGGACAAACTACCGAGATAGTTTATTTTCCGCACATTAAAGGCTTTGACTCATTGTATGTTACACGCATATAATGATATTGTCGGGTGTGGTTACGCTATACAATACCCTTTTGGGAAAAGCATAACGACGGACTTGGTACCGTGTTTCTTAGCACCCGGCACTCTTTTTGAGTGTCATTAAGAAACCTCTATTACCAAGGAGTTCTTTATGAACACACTTATAGAAATATCAGAACAGGTTATTGATCAGGAAACTGTTCAAACTGTTAATGCGCGTGATTTGCATGCGTTTTTAGAAGTAGGTAAAGATTTCTCTACTTGGATTAAATATCGCATCAACAAATATAATTTATTAGAAAATCAGGATTATTTAGTTTTCACCAATTTTGGGGAAAACCTCCAAGGCGGTCGTCCCTCTAAAGATTATCATCTAACTTTAAGTGTAGCAAAAGAGCTTTCTATGCTTGAGAACAATAAGAAAGGTAGAGAAGCGCGTTTATACTTTATCAAATGTGAACGGCTTTTGAAACAAGTAGTGACACCACAAGTTGACTATTCCAAACCGGAAGCATTGCTTGGTGTTTTAAATCACTTACAAAATCAAATCGAACAGAAAGATCATGTGATTGCAGAATTAGCACCAAAAGCAAAAGCTTTGGAAGGCTTAAAACGTTCTGATGGTTTGTTTGGTCTTATCGAAGCAGCAAAGATGTTAGAGGTACGACCAAAGGATTTAACCGATTATTTGCGTAAACATGATTGGGTATATCGACGTGCTCCAGGGGCGCCTCTGTTACCTTATCAGGACAAGATAAAGAAAGGATTCATGGACTGCCCTGCTATTACCATTCAAAGACCGGATGGAACAGAAAAGGTGCTGCCTTCAACAAAAATTACATCCAGAGGATTGGCGTGTTTGAGAGAGCAAATCTATGGAGGTGTGCAATGAATAGCAGTGTCGACTTCTTATGCGATTTATGGATGGCTTTGTTTCGGTTTTCTAATGATGAAAATATTAACGACAAAGAATGTACTGCTTTGGTTGACATCATGAGTCTGGTAGAAAAGGTTTTGATTTTAAAACTTCAAGATGAGGTGCCCAATATACTTAAAATCTTAACAGTTCTAACAGATTTTGGAGATTCAGAACTACCGCATAGCATGGATTCTTTGTTGCGAGCTTATGCTCCTACTTTGGAAAACCCCATTAAAAAGGTAGCTTAAGTAAAAAACACAACTCCCCTTCCCGTTCTCAAAAATGGGGAGGTGGTTGGTTTAGCTACCGCTTACTTTTTTTAAAGCTTCACTCATACGTGCGCGCCAATCTTTTCCTTGTTTTTTAAAAGAGGCAATAACATTTGGGTCGAGACGGAGAGTAACCGCTTGTTTAGGAGATTCAACGGGTGGACGCCCACGTTTACGGCGCTCTTCTGTTACATACTTAAAAAAGGAGGCTGGTAAAACGTCTTTAGCTGGCTTTAAGCGTGCAAGTTCTTCATCTGTTAGTGGTGGGGAATCCACAGCGTCCCAATCTTCTTTTGTATAGCCACATCCTGTTTCAAAGGTTTTTTTGATAGTCATTGAAAACCTCTCTTTCTTTTTTATTCGCTTGACGAAAACTGATAATGGATATCGCTTCATTGCCAAGCCTTGCAAAAACAATAACTGTTGTGCCATCAGCAAAATGCCCGATAGCTTTCATGCGGTTTGAATGTGTTGCATCAATAAGAGCATGTTCCCAGTCAAAACAAATAACATCAGCAAAATCAAGCTTATGTTTATCAATGTTTAAAGCTCTTTTTGGTTCATCCCACACTATCTTCATATATTTTATGTACACGAAAAATAGGATGCCGTAAACAAAAAAGTGTACGATAATTCACGTAAGTCATTCAAAATGGAGAAACTATCAATGACCAAGAAACATCGTAAGGGTCTATCGGTTCGTGCGTTTGCGAAGAAGATGCGGGTTTCGCCTAATGCAGTGGTTTCTCGGATAAAGACAGGCAAATTTGATGAGGCTCTTTTTGAAGATGGATCTGTCAATGAAGCGCTTGCAACAGCTATCTGGAATGAGAATCCAACAAAGCGCCCTGCCTCACTTTTAGCGCCTGATGGAAAGGTGCGGACAAAGATCAAACAAGCCTCCACAGATGGAGCCAATGAATACAAGATAAAACTGGAGCGAATGCAAGTTGCGCTTGAAAGCGAAAAGATTGCCCTTGAACGATTGCGCGAAACCACTGTTGATCGAGAAGAAATGAAAAAGGCGGCACGTGAGTTTGGAAGAGCGCACCGTGATGCTATGTTGAATTTTCCGCATCGTTTTGGTGCGAGCATTGCTGCACAAGTTGGATGTGATGCAGCCAGCCTTATTGGTGCTATTGATTATACCATGAGAACAGCTTTGCTTGAGGCGGTTAATATTCCAGTGCCTTTTCATGATCCTCATTCTCCAGAGTTAGAGCACTTGCAAGAAACGAATAATGGATGACAATGCAGTCGAAGAATTTTTCGCCAATGCCAATGACGCACGACAACCAGACCCACCATACACGGTTTCGCAATGGGCGGACAAGAATAGGTATCTTAGCACCGTAGCAAGTGCTGAGCCTGGGCTTTGGAGAACAAAGCGTACCCCTTATTTGCGCGAAATCATGGATAACCTTTCCTCTTACGTGCCAATTGAAACAACAATTGTCATGAAAGGGGCGCAGATCGGCATGTCTGAAGCAGGATTGAACTTCTGCGGTTATGCTATTCATTACAGTCCGGGACCTGCCCTTTATGTGATGCCAACGGTTGAGACAGCGAAGAAATTGTCAAAGACGCGTCTTGACCCAATGATTATGGCAAGCCCTGCTTTAAGCGAACGCATTGCCCCAGCGCGGGCACGCGACAGCGGCAATACAATGTTTTCGAAAGAGTTTGATGGTGGTGCATTGATGCTTACAGGAGCCAACAGTGCTGCCGGTTTGCGTTCCATGCCTATTCGTTATCTGATTTTGGATGAGGTTGATGCCTATCCTCTCAGTGTGGATAACGAAGGTGATCCGGTGATGATAGCGGAAAAGCGGACCTCAACCTTTGTGCAGAGAAAGATTTTTAAATTGTCCACGCCAACACACCGTGACACAAGCCGTATCGCCAAAGATTTCGTGCTAGGAGACCAGCGATATTACAATGTCCCTTGTGATGCGTGTGGTGTTCTACAGCCCATTGTTTGGTCACAAATCAAGTGGCCAAAAGGCGCTCCTGAAAAAGCTGTTTTTGTTTGTGCGCATTGTGGTCATGAACATGCTGAGCACAGAAAAACAGATCTCATGTGTGAAGAAAGAGGAGCATGTTGGGTACCAACCAGTGAGTCAAGCAGACCGAATTTGCGTTCTTACCATATTTCGGCACTCTATTCACCTTGGCTTACTTGGGGGGAATGCGCAAGAGAGTTTTTAGATGCGAAAGATGATCCGGCACTTTTGCAACCTTTTATCAACACAGTGCTTGGAGAGCCATGGGAGGATAGAACCGGCGAAGTTGTTGACCCTGATAGCCTCTATGCAAAACGTGAAGATTATCCCCTTGCACCAGAACAAGCCGTGTTGTTGACAGCGGGCATTGATGTGCAAAATGACCGGTTAGAACTGGAAGTAGTGGGATGGGGACGCAGTGAAGAAAGCTGGCATATCGATTATCACATCATTCCTGGCGACCCCTCTTCTTTTGAAGTATGGGACCAATTGGATAAATATCTTACAAGACGCTGGACGCATCTAGGCTATAAAGATGGCATCAAGATAACGGCGGCTTGTATTGATACCGGTGGTGGACACACACAAGCGGTTTATAATTACGTGCGCCCCCGTGAAGGGCGGCGTATCTGGGGGATTAAGGGGCAAGCGGGATGGCGTGCGGTATGGCCACGCCGCCCAAGTAGAAACAACAAAGGACAGATTAATCTCTATATTGTTGGTGTTGATGCAGCAAAAGATATTATCACGGCACGGTTTAAAAAATCCGGTCCTGAAGCATCGGGGGCTGGTGCAACACACTTTCACAAAAACCTTGATCGAGAATATTTTGACCAGCTGACCGCTGAAAGAAAAGTCATCAAATATTTTAAAGGCTTCAAGCGCATTGAATGGCAAAAAAGCGAAAAAGCAAGAAATGAAGCCTTGGACTGTAGGGTTTATGCTTATGCTGCTTTACAAGGTCTGATTTCGGCGGGAATAAACCTTAATCGAGAAGTCGATATCTTAGAAGAGCGTTTGGAAAAACTTAAAATTGAAGGCTCTTTAGAGCAGTCAACACCAAGACATACCCCCTCTCCTGCTCCAAGAAGATCTCAGATAGCACAGCCTCAAAAGAAGCCATTCAGAACAATGATGAATCCTTATATGCAAGGGGATTGGAGGTAATTTGTGGATGAAACTTTAGAACCAATTAACAGCAAATTTTCGAGACTTGAAAGTTTAAAAAGGCGGCGTGAGCAAATTGAAGAGGCTCTTTATTCGGGAGCGCAATCGGTGCGCCATGGCGATAAGCAAGTAAGCAATCGTTCTGTTGAGGAACTTCGCAGAGCGCTTGAGATGCTGAACACACAAATAGCGGATCTTGAAGGACGCAAGCGTTCACGCGTTTTCTATTTTAATATATCACGAGGCTATTAATGGCTGGTTTTTTTAATAAACTCACAGGCTTTTTTACAATTTCTCGTCAACACAATCCCCATTTTGAAGCGGCAAGTAAAAGCCGTCGCATGGGTGGTTTTGACCCAGCCAAAAAACATATCAATAAAGCCATTGAGGAATGCGGTGATACCATTGTTGCCCGTTCAAGATGGCTTTATGACAATGAAGCTCTTTATGGGTCTGCAACAGAAGAATGGGTCTCTGCGGCTGTAAGTGATGGGATTAAACCTTATCCTCGTATTGAAGGTTTTCAAGAAGAAAAGAAAAAGCTTTTAGACTTATGGTGGCAATGGGTTGATGAAGCGGACTATGATGAAGATGCCAATTTTTATGGTCTGCAAGCAACGATTGCCCGAGAGGTCTTTTTAACCGGCGAATGCTTTGTAAGACTACACTATGTCGACCTTTATGGACGCTCTGGTGTGCCTCTTCAATTGCAAGTTTATCCCACCGAAATGCTGGATCTCACTTATAATGGACCGGCTGAGATTGAAGGCAATTACATTCGTATGGGAATTGAATTTAATGCCAGTGGCAAGCGCGTTGCTTATCATTTCTGGGAACATCACCCCTATGATGATTGCCCTGCAAATATGGCATTTGAGAGCCAAGAACGCGTGCGTGTCCCTGCTGAAATGGTCCTTCACATCAAAGAGCGCCGTATTGCCGGACAATTGCGCGGTTCTCCCAAAATAACGCGCTGTATGACAAAGATCTTTCAACTCGAATCCTATGATGATGCAGAGCTTGATCGAAAAAGGACAGCAGCTCTTTTTGCGGTGTTTATTACAGGGAAGGAATCTCATGATGCGAAATTAGAGGAAAATCGTGAGCAAACGACGCCCCCAAAGAAGACCGAAGAGGCAGCTGACGTGGATAAAATTTACCCTGGATCGGTCAACATAGTGGATGGCGAAAAACAAATTACATTTTCCAGTCCTGTTGAGGTTGGTGGTTCTTATGAAGCCTTTCAATATCGTAATATTTTAAAAATTTGCTCGGCTCTCAATATGCCTTATGCCGTTGTGACTGGAGACGTTACGCGGGGGAATTTTTCCAATGTGCGTACCTCTATCATTCAGTTTAGACGGCACGTCAAACAATGGCGCGAACATATCATTGCTTTTCAGTTCAATCGCATTGTTTGGGAGCGCTTTGTTGAAATGGCAGTGCTTTCTGGATGCGTCAATTTGCCAGAGTGGGAAGAAAATCCCTTGCCATGGCTTCAATGTGAAAGCTTTGCACCACCCCTGGAAATGATTGATCCAAACAAGGATATATCGGCGGAAAAAGAAGAAATCCGTGCAGGCTTGAAAACACGACGCATGGCACTTGCCGAGCGCGGCTTTGATATCGACAGCATTCATGCCGAACTGCAAGAAGAGCACACAGACGCTCGTGCGCGCGGCTTATCTTTTGACACGGATATGGCAGCGCCCTCTGGTAGCAATCAAGTAATTGATACCGCAGATTCAGACCCTTCTGACACTTATGAAAGCAACCAAGGCAGTGAGGCACATACAAATGGTGAATAATCTCGACATGCCGTTTTTGGCATCACGGCTTTTTGGTGTTCCTCATATGCTTGCATCGACAAAGCTTGATATCATTTTGAATGCTCTTGCGCCACGTCTTTTTGAGGGAGAAAAGTTTGCCCCTAAGGCTTTTGCGCAAGGGGATACAGCGTCTTTCAGCCCCCCTGAAACTTATGTAGTGCAAAACAATATTGCTATACTACCGGTTCATGGCACGCTTGTGCGCCGTGGTGCAAGGCTTGGGGCTTTATCGGGGCTAACCTCTTATGAAGGTTTAAGGGCTTCTTTTCGTGAAGCCATTGCACAACCTGATGTTCGCGCTGTCTTACTTGATATTGACAGTGGTGGTGGAGAAGCCGGCGGTGTGTTTGATTTGGTTGAAGAGTTTCAAACACTCTCAAAACAATATGGCAAACCCATTTGGGCACATGCCAATGAATTTGCCTGTTCTGCAGCTTATGCCATTGCTTGTGCGGCTTCTCAAATATGGGTTGCACGCACGGGTGTTGTGGGCTCGATTGGTGTCGTTTGCGCCCATCTTGACCAATCCCGTGCGGATGAAAAACACGGACATAAATGGACCTTTGTCTTTGAAGGTGATCACAAAGTTCATGGCAACCCTCACGAACCCTTGAGCGATACAGCACAGATAAAAATGCAAGCCGATTGCGCCCTGCTCTACGAGATGTTTGTTGATTTGGTGGCGCAAAACAGACGCTTAAATGCTGATGCAATTCGTGACACGAAGGCAGAAACTTTTATAGGCACCCAAGCTCTCAAACTTGGATTAGCAGATGTGCAAGGCACCCTTGCGCAAGCTTTGGAAGCCTTAACGGATTCCATATCACAAAACCCAACATCAACAGAAAAAGGACAAAACACATGGCACGCACACAATACCGCGCTGAAGAAGATGATGACGAAAAGATCGTCGACATCATCAATGACGAGGAAGATGACGAAGACGATAGTGACATCGACAAAAAAGCCGAAGACTTCGACGAGGAAGAAAACGAATATGAGGATGAAGACAATGAGGACAATGAAAACAAGCGCGAAGATATGAAAGCCGTGCTTGAAAAAGAAAGAGAGCGCGCAAAAGCACTAACAACTCTTGAAAGGCAAGCAAAGCACTTAGGCGTTTCTTTTGACGCAGTAAAAGCTATTCAAAACGGTATGAGTCTCGAAAAAGCACGCCAGTGTGTGTTGGCGGCTGCTAGCTCTCAAAGCGCGTCTTTAAAACTCTCGCCTTATACCCCTCATAGTGATGGGACAAGCAAGGCAAAGATTCACGCAAAATGGGAAGCAGCTTGGAGGGCAGTGAAATGACAAATATTATTTATGACGACGTACGCAATGGCGCTTATCTTGGACCCTACGACCCTGATATGTCAAACGAAGAAGTGGTATTCGCATCAGGAGCATTCATTGAAGCGGGAACTGTCATGGGAAAGATAACCGCATCAGAAAAATATATCCCCCTTAATCCAGCAGCAACAGATGGCAGTCAAACACCGGCAGGGATTTCTTTTGCCACTATTGATGCAACAGAAGCAGATCAACGCGCTGTGATCACAGCACGCTTATGCACTGTAAAAGCTTCTGAACTGCTATGGCCAGATGCCATCACGGATGAGCAAAAGAAAGAAGCCATTCAGTCTTTAGAAGACCATAACAACATTCTATTGCGATAGGAGAATGCACACATGGATATGAATTTTTTTAAACATGATGCTTTCTCAAGCATCACAATGATGAAAGCCATCGAAAACTATGAGTTTCAACCTGGTCTTGTGAGCTCTCTTAATCTTTTTGAGGAAGTTGAAACCAGTACCACAGTGGTTGGTATTGAACGGCGTGATAATACATTTTCGCTTATTCAAACCAGTGAACGCGGGGCACCTTTGGCAGAAGGCGACAGAGAGGGGCGTAATCTTCGTTTTTTCAAAACAACACGGATTGCCAAAAGTGATACCGTAAAATCAGAAGAAATCCAGAACCGGCGTGAATTTGGCGCAGAAGATCAGTTAGAGACAGCAATGAAATATATTGCCAGAAAACAAAAGAAACTGATTTCTGAAATCGAATTGACATGGGAAAATATGCAGCTTGGCGCTGTTCAAGGTGTTGTCCTTGATGCTGATGGCTCTGTCATTGTGGATTGGTACAAGGAATGGGAAATCACACCACCAAAGCCCATTGATTTTAAACTGAATGTTGAGACAACCAATGTTGCTGACAATGTTGACCAAGTCATTATGAGGATGATTGAGGCTTCAAAAGGAGCATTTTCTGATCGTTCACGCATTATTGGGCTTTGTGGAAATGAATTCTTTTCCAAGTTGAAAAACCATAAAACAATTCGGGAGACCTATTTAAACACAGCCTTAGCACAGACACTCAATAGTGCTGGAGGTGTTGCAACACCAAGTGCAATTGGTTCTGGAAGCTTTGGCAGTTTTGACTTTGCAGGTGTCACTTTCATTAATTACCGGAGTATCCACAACTATAATGTAAGTGCAAAGGCTGGAACAAAGCGCGCCATAGGAATTAAGCCTGATGAATGTCAATTCTTTCCTGTTGATGCGCCTGGTGTATTCCAAAAAACCTTTGCACCAGGGGAAAGCTTGGATTTTGCTAACACCGTTGGAAGACCTCTCTACACCATGTTGATAGTTGATCACGACCGTAATGCATGGGTAAAGCCTGAGGTATACAGCTATCCGCTTTACATTTGCACACGCCCTGAAATGCTGTTTAAAGCAGTGATTGGAGCGAAATAACATGCGATGGCACGGGCTGCTAAACCAAATGGTTAAAGATGTGCGCAACACTTTTGGGCAGCCCATCATCTACACGCGAAAGGACAACCAGCAATCTTTTCGTATCACAGCGATTTACGGAATTAAGCATTCAGAATCGGACGCCGGTGGCAGAATCTCTACCACAATTCCAAGAAAGGAACTTGATCTTTGTATCAACGACATTGGAGGCTTACCACCAAAACCTGAAGATAATGTTGTAATCATTTCCCCTGAAAACAACAAAGCCCCCTCTCAAGAGCACTTCATTGTCACAGATGTCCAAGCCTCAGAATCCGGTATGTATAAGCTTATCTTGCGGGAGATAAAACAATGAGGCATCTTTGTTTGGTGCACTGTTAAATACTCTCTAGTTATTTTAAAAATAATGATATTACTGCTTGACATTATGACAGGAGTATGAATAATCGAATCAGGTGCCTCAAAAACACCTTAAACCATAAGCGGATTGGTTACCGAAATAATCAGTCTTCTATACATTAAAAACTTTGACTCATTATATGCTACATGCGTATAATAACATCTGTCGGGTGTGGTTACGCTATACAATACCCTTGCGGGGAAAGTGTAACGACGGACTTATGGCCGTGTTTTTGAGCACCCGGCACTCTTCTTAGAGTGTCAATCAAAAACATCTAACCATAAGGAATTCATTATGAATACTCTTATAGAAATATCAGAACAGGTCATTGATCAAGAGACTGTTCAAACTGTTAACGCGCGTGATTTGCATGCGTTTTTGGAAATAGGTAAAGATTTCTCTACTTGGATTACAGACCGTATCAACAAATATAATTTATTAGAAAATCAAGACTTTGTTTGCTCCCCGATTTTGGGGAGCAAAGGCAGGGGTGGTCACAATCGTAAAGATTATCATCTGATTTTAAGTGTAGCAAAAGAACTTTCTATGCTTGAGAACAATAAGAAAGGTAGAGAAGCGCGTTTATACTTTATCAAATGTGAACGGCTTTTGAAACAAGTAGCTGCTCCACAAGTTGACTATTCCAAACCGGAAGCATTGCTTGGTGTTTTGAATCACTTACAAAATCAAATCGAACAGAAAGATCATGTGATTGCAGAATTAGCACCAAAAGCAAAAGCTTTGGATGGTTTAAAACGCTCTGAGGGGGCTATGTGTGGCATCTTATTGTTTTTTATTCACGAGTGGTTGTTCAAGGAGCTTTTTGAGATCTTCTGAATTCATTGCCAGTAGGTGATTTAATGTAACGGTAGTGCGGACAGAATCTTCTAAACGAGCAAGAATTTCACCCGTAAGGCTACGATGATTTGCTTCAGCAAGCTCTTCCAATTGATTTTTCAGTTCAATTGGAATGAGAAATTTAAATTGCACACGATCTTTTTTTGTCATGCACCTAAAATATACCTAAAATACACTTGACACAAGGTACCTTTATGGTACTAAATATGTGCATATGGAGGTAAAATGAAAACGATCCAATATAAAATAAATATGCCACATACATTAAAGGAGTGGTTGTTTAATCGGGCGACTGAGAATGATCGCTCTCTTTCATCTGAAATAATTAACATTCTCAAAAAAGAAAAAGCGCTAGAGCATAAGTCCGCAAAAACTCTCTCTAACGCTTTACATCTAACTAACCTGAAAGAGGTCAATTACAATGAATAATAGCACATACTTACCTATCAATAAAGACAAATTAATCAAATTACGAGAAGTCGAAAACGAGCCTCGTGTTCGCGATGTGGACTTAGCAGAGAAATTAGGGTTTGTTCGTACACGTGACGTTAGAAAATTAATTACAAGAAATATGCAAGAAATAGAACGGTTTGGGAGGTGCGCCACTGTGGCGCACGTAATAAAGGGCAATAACGTAACAGAATATTGGCTTAACGAAGAGCAGGCGTTATTGATTGCGACATTATCGAATACAGAAAAATCTTCTCAAGTCCGTTATATGCTTATTAAGTTATTTGTTGCATGGCGTAGGGGCGAGATAAAGCAATCCTATGTTCAATCGATCGACTATTCCAGTCCAGCAGTAATGCTTGGTGTCTTAACGCATTTAAAAGATGAAAACGAGCGGAAAGACAATATCATTGCTAAATTAGAACCAAAAGCAAAAGCTTTGGATGGTTTAAAACGCTCTGATGGTTTGTTTGGTCTTATTGAAGCAGCAAAGATGTTAGAGGTACGACCAAAAGATTTAACGGATTACTTGCGTAAACATGATTGGGTATATCGACGTGCTCCAGGAGCGCCTCTGTTGCCTTATCAGGATAAAATCAAGAAAGGATTCATGGACTGTCCTGCTATCACTATTCAAAGACCGGATGGAACAGAAAAAGTGCTCCCTTCAACAAAAATTACACCAAAAGGATTAGCTTGTTTGAGAGAGCAAATCTATGGAGGTGTGCAATGAATAGCAGTGTCGATTTTTTGTGCGATTTATGGATGGCATTGTTTAAGCTTTCTAATCATCGAGGCATTGGAGACGAGGACTGCAATGCTATAGTTGAGGTTATGGAATCGGTCGTAGATGCTCTGGTTTTAAAGCTTCAAGATGACGTGCCCAATATTACAAAAATCTTGGCAATTTTGACAGATTTTGGAGCTTCAGAACTTCCACATCGTATGGATTCTTTGTTGCGAACTTATGAACCAAATTTGGACAACCCCATTAAAAAGGTTGCTTAAGTAAAAAACATCTCCCCTCCCCATTCTTAAGATGGGGAGTGGTCAAGAGACTTCTTTAGGTAAGAACTCAAAATGAACGGATTTAAAACCAGTTAAGTCATAATCTGTAAGATCGGCAGTATCAACAAAGTTTTCTGCTTCTTCATCCGTCTTAAAAACGGGCATTTGTTTTAATTTAGAGATTTTCATAAAAATTAATTTTCTTTTAGTACGTATAGACTTTTAAAAGATTCAAAGTTTAGAAGAAATGTATCTGTTTAAACTCACACCATTTTCAGCGGCTTGTATTGCAAGTTTTCTATGGAGTTCTGGTGGTATTCTTAATTGAAACTTACCACTATATTTACCATGTGACAAAGGCACAGGAACTTCTTCTCCATTATGTTGCATGTCCTCAACAACTTCTGAAACAAGGTCCATAATACCTTTTAAAGCTTTCTCTGCTTGAGCATCTAACCATGAAAGGGATGGGAATTCTGCACACAATCCAACATATTCCTCATCTTCTTGCAACCACAAAACACGATATGTATAATGATTATTGTTCATGTTTCATCCTTTCTATCGCTTGTAAGACTTGTTTGACTTGATAAGCTTTTGCTTTGTTACCAGAATCTTTTTGAATATTCACACGAGGATCACCAAGCCACGGTGTTTTAAAAACAAAGTGGCTTGTACCATTGTTCCGTGGTTCTCCAAAGAAATAGACACACACAGCCAACAAATCTGAAAACTTGATGTTCTTTGGTGATGCTTTCATCAAGCTGATTATTTTTTCAACTTTATTGCTCACAACCAATAATAGTATCATTATTAATCCTAGTCAATCATTTTATACACTTAATTGGACAGGAGCGCCCATGCATCCGAGAGAAACGATAAGGGAAAGTTTTGTTGCATTAATCAAAGCAGCAAAGACGGCGGCTGGTGACAATGTTTTCAATATGCGCGATTTCAACTTTTCCCCTGAGAACACGCCCGCAATTAATATCTCAACACAAAGTGAAACGATTGAAGATGGCTATGATTATGGAGTAAGGCGGCGCGTTTTAATAGTGGATGTTGAATGTTATGCGACATGTGAAGATGGAGCACGTTTTGTTGACCAATTAGCATGGGAAGTTGAGGAGATTTTCTACGCTAATCCCAATCTCAACAACACAGTTGAAACATGCCGCCTGCAAAATATTGCTTTTGCCTTTGGCGATAATGGCGCTCTAGCGCTCCATGGTGCAATTTTAACCCTTGAAGTCATTTATGTGACAAATATCCCCAACATGGATGAAGAAGAAAGCAGTGTAACAGCAAGACTCGTTGAACCTTTCTTAAGCTTTGAACCAGAAACAGGCCTGAAAAATAAAGATAAATACCATAAAATTGAAGGTGGACATGTTAGAGCGGCGCGATAAAGAAATCACAGATCTAAAGAGACGTGTGGCCAATATGGTTGTAGTGGGAAAAATTAGCCATGTAGACCATAAAAACGCACGCTATCGGATAAAAAGTGGCAATCTTGTTAGTGACTGGATTCCAGACACACAAGCCCGCGCCGGTAAAACACGCTCTTATGAAGGGCGCGATGTTGGAGAGCAAGTGATTGTTGTTTCATCATCAGGGGATTTATCGCAAGGAGTGATTATTGGCTCCATTCATACAGATGCTAATCAAGCAGCCGATAAAGGCAACATTCATAAGACACTTTATCCTGATGGAACCAGCCTTGAATATGATGATGAACAAAACAGCTATGCACTCACTATCAAATCAGGCGGAAAGTTTATCCTGACAATCGCTGATGGCGTGTCACTAAAAGGTGATGGTGGTAAGCTAGAGCTTACAGCACCGGAAGGCATAAAGATTGTTTCAGAAAAAGATATAAGTCTAAACGCAGATGGCAACATTTCTTTGAAAGCCGGTGGTGGAGTTTCACTCAATTCGGGTGATGGTCTCTCTCTTCACTCCGGTGATGATGTTTCCATCCATTCAGGTGGATTAAAGCACAACGGCAGCAATGTAGGAGCAACACATGTTCACGGCGGTGTTACTCCTGGTGGCTCCATGACAGGAGGTCCCAATTGAACAGTGGAATGGACCGTACAACAGGAAAGCCATTGACCGGCATTGATCATTTGCGTCAATCAATCCTTGATATTTTGTCAACACGCATTGGCTCGCGTGTGATGCGGCGTGATTATGGTTCACGTGTTGCGGAACTCATTGATGCACCGGTTAACAATGCTTTTGCCGTTGCTCTTTATGCTGCTGTTGCTGAGGCGTTAGACAAGTGGGAACCGCGTTTTAAATTGAAAAAAATTGATTTTAAAATGGTTGATGCTGGACAAGTTTCTTTGTCCTTTGAAGGTATTTATTTGCCATCCGGCAAGCCCATCACCATGGAAGGATTACTAATAAAATGAATGACGTGCTTGCAAAACCCGAAATCATCACAGAACTTTCTTTTGAGGAAATACGCGCTGCTGCTCTTGCCCATTTAAAAGAGCTTTTGCCGGAATATACCATTCTTGAAAGTGATCCGGCTGTAAAAGTCATTGAAGCTTTTAGCTATCGAGAGCTGCTTTTAAGGCAGCGTATTAACGAAGCGGCACGCAACAACATTCTTGATTTTGCAACCGGTGAATCTCTTGACGCTTTGGGAAACTGGCATGGTCTTGCCCGCATGGAGGGTGAAAGTGACGAGAGATATCGTGAACGCATAGAGCTTCATGCCCGTGGTGGCAATGGTAGCGGGACAGAGCCCTATTACAAGCTTATAGCCTTAACAGCCGATAGTCGTGTTAAGGATGCGATTGTTTACCGTAAAGGCAAAGACCCAACCATCTATGTTGCTCTTTTTGGCAACAATGAAGAAGGAACGGCATCCGAAGATCTCTTACAAACAGTCTCACAAGCTCTTAACAAAAAAAATATCATCATGACAAATGATACAATCATTGTTCACGCTGCTGTAAAAAAAGTAATAGATTTAGAAGCAGATGTTTGGCTGTTACCGGAAACATCTTTGAAAATTCTCACGACAATGGAAGCAAATTTAAGAGCAGCATGGAGACAAGAACAAGCCATTGGCCGTGAATTAAGCTTATCGTGGTGGATTTCGAAACTGATGATCCCTGGTGTCCAAAAAGTGATCGCCATTACACCAACAAGGGACAGTACGGTTTGTGATGAAGAAGTTTTATCGATTGGAAAAATCACCTTAAACTTTAAAGGGCGTGCGCGCTAATGGTTGGTTCCCTCCTCCCCACAAACGCAACAGAATTTGAAAAGCGCCTTGCTGATGCTTGCGATTTTCATCAAGATATTGACGGTTCTGTTTTGGGGATTTCACGCGCAAAACTGATCACACGCCCTCCCCGTTTCTTGCCGTGGCTCATTGAAGAATACGGGCTTGGAGAGCTTACACCTTATGTTCCAAACCTTTATGATTTGATTGATCAAGGGCTTGCATGGCAGCGGATACGTGGCTCCCTTGCGGCAATAGAGATGGGGCTTGAATGGCTAGAGATTTCGGCACGCTTTCAACCCGCCTGGACGGGGCGTGCATGGTGGAACTCCTTTCAACTCTACTTTGATCAGTTGCCTGAACGAACACAGCTTGAAGCCATTGAAGCAATTACCGACCTTTCCAAAAGTCTGCGCTCTGATTTTCACCGTGGTGTCATGGGTTATGATGTGCAAGCTGTTGAATGCAATATGTCACGCCTTGATGACAGCATGTTGGAGTATGAAAGCGGTGTGCGCTTAACAGCTGGGGGCACTTTGTTTTCCTTTGGGCGCACAACAGAAATCAATCACACGCTCACAAGAGAAGAAGGTAAGCTTATTGGCAATTGGATAGATGATGGGGATGAGGAATTAAGCTGGGATCAAATCGATTATCCATGGGACATGGCAAATTTTCCGTGGTGTTCGGTCAAAAAACATGAACGCGATATGCTCATGGCAGAATGGTTTCATGGTCGCACGCTTTATCTCGTGTTAAGAGACAGCCAAGATGCCGTGATTGGGTTTCGCAGATGCTATGCTGTAGCCCCTGTCGAACAGGCTTTGCAGGGGGTTTACAGCCATTCAGGCAATCACTATCAGCCCTCCCCGAGGGGCACGGCGCTTCTTGTTGCAGCCCGCACAGACTTTCGCAATGTTGACGGCAAACAAGCAGCATTTGTTTCTGTTCTCGTTCATGCCACCCCCAAACAAGATATCCCCCTTGATATCCCTTTGGGCAAACTTTGGTTGGAGCCTGATGAACTAAGTGGTGGTGTGGAGATACTCAAAACGCCTGTCACTATTCCTTTGCGCGCAGATATTCGCGAACAATTCAAGATTTTATTGAGGTTTTAACATGAAGCATGAAAGTGGTCTACCGTTTGCAATTGACAGATCTCGCGGCAAAGAGGAACAACAAAGCGTTGTCTTTTATGGCACGCGTCCCTTTATTCAAAGTGGTGAACTGAATGAAGTTCAAACCATTATAAGGGGACGGCATGACCGTTTGGGGCGCCTTGTTGCACAAGAAGGAGACCGCGTTGAACGCGCCGATGCTTTTGTCAACAAAGAAACACAAACCGTCACTTTAACGGATGGCAAGATTTATATTGCCGGTGATATTTTCCCCGTGGCACCCGCTGTACTCAACAATGTTTCCATAATTGGGCGCATTGAAATTGGTGTAAAGCTCCAGAAACAGTGGAGTACACATGAGGATGATCCAGAGCTGTTGGGGCAAGTTCCTGGCACCTTGGCAGAAGGAGAGCCTGGAGCCGCACGCGAAACAGCAAAGCTTGTTTGGGCACTCAAAGAGGATGCACAAAGTGGTACTTTCTTTCCGGTTTATATCTTACAAGATGGTGTTCTGATCGATCAAAAATCCCCCTCATTGCTTGAGCCCGCCATGCAAGCCATTGCGACGTACGACCGCGCCCATGGGCATTATATCGTGAGTGGCTGCCGTGTGAGCGCATTGGGAGCCAATAACGGTTGCCAAGTGTTTAGTATTCAAGAAGGAGAAGCCAATATCAATGGCTTTAAACGCAAGCGCTTAGCTGCTTTGCGCCATGAAGAGGTGGAAGAGTTTTCGACAAGTGTTGTTCCAAGCGAAACTCATATCTTTACACCCCAAAAAGAGGAAATAAGCTCTCAATCTGACATTCAAGCTGGTTCTGACATCACTCTAGCTGGTCATGGCGTCATCAGAGCTCCCGCTGTCACCGTCATAAATGATCACAACATCAGATTTTATGGTAGTGACATCACCCCAGATGCTGGTGGTGACATCGCCATAGATTCTGATGGTGACATCGCCACAGATTCTGGTCATGACATCACCGACCTTGCTGCTTACGGGCATGCTACTCCCGAAGAAACGCATATTTTTGCGCCTCAAAAAGGGAAAACAAGCTTTACCTTTAAAACCTATTATGCTCCCATTGCCGATATTCAGTCTCTTTTGTTGACAAAAGAAAAAACCGTGACAATCACCCGTGGTGCGGTTGCCGCAGGGCGTGATGGTGTTCCTGATAAAAGCATCACTTCTTTTATCAAAGTCGTTCAAGGAAGCAAGGAATTTAAAGAAAGCACAGATTTTAAGAAAACAGGAGACACCATTGATTGGGCACCCGTGGGAGACGAACCGCTCCCCGGAAGTAGCTATACAGTCACGTACCGTTATCGCGCTAGCATAAAAGCCGATAAGGTAACAGCACAGCAAATTACTGTCTCAGGTGGTGCTGATGGTGGTGATATTATTATCAGTTATACTTACAAATTACCGCGCATTGACCGTATAGGTCTCAACACACAAGGCAATGTGGTTTACATCAAAGGGGTTTCATCAGACCAACCCATGGCACCAAGTGTCCCTGATGATGTGTTATCCCTTGCAACCATCACCAATAATTGGCTTGAAACGCCGGTAGTTGTCAATGATGGCACACGTGTTGCCCCCTATGATGAGATGTGGCGCTATTTTCAACGGGTGCTCTCCCTTGACCGGTTGATGCAATTAGAGCGCATTAAAAGCAATGTGGACTCTAAAGAGCCTGTCGCCAAAAAAGGCATGTTTGCTGACCCTTTTCTAGATGACTCTTACAGAGATGAAGGCTTTCAGCAAACGGGGGCTGTAGGCAGTGGCATTTTACAGCTCGCCATTGATCCAACATTTTACACTGCTCCTTTAAAAGCGCCTGTTACGCTTGACTGGACAAATGAAGTGATCATTGCGCAAGAATTGACAACGGCTTGCGAAAAAATCAATCCCTATCAAAATTTTGCGACCTTACCTGGTACAGTAACCCTTGAACCCGCGACAGACTTTTGGCATGAACAGCGCACCGATTGGCTCTCGAGTGTTACCAATCAACTCAATATGGGCTGGAACCGTGGCAGAACTATCCGTAACACAGAAGTGCATGATGATCTCATCAATGAAACTCAAAAACAAATCGATTTCTTAAGACAAATTACCCTTCACTTTAAAATTGAAGGTTTTGGCAAGTTAGAACAATTAGAAAGCCTCACCTTTGATGGTGTGAATGTTTTGCCAAAAACAAAGCTTGTTGCTAACACCAAAGGCACCCTTGAAGGTACTTTTAAGATTCCTGAAAACATTCCTGCTGGCACAAAAAATGTTGTGGCACGGGGAAAAGGTGGAACCATTGCTACGGGGCTTTTTACTGGGCAAGGCGTGATTGATGTAAAAGTCATGCGGCGCACCACAACGGTGAAAATCTGGACACAAGTGGACCCACAAGCGCAAGTTTTTACCCCCGATGAAACACGGCAAATCACAGGAATTGACTTTCATCTTTGCAAAATTGGTGATCAAAACCATGATCTGGTGATTGATTTGGTCACCACCGAAAACGGTTATCCAACAGCTGATATTCAAGCACAAAGCTTTTATTCTATGAAGAGTGCAAAAACAGGTTGGGCTGGAACACGCTACGATGTACCACTCCTTGTCCCCAATGACCGCTTAACAGCTTTGGTCATTAAAACTGATGATGCTGACCATTCCGTCTCCTTAGCAAAGCTTGGGGATTTTGATGCAGAAAAACAAAGGTATGTCTCGAGCCACCCTTATGTGACTGGTCCACGTTTTTCTTCAGTTAACGCGCAAAGCTGGACCGCCCATCAAGATGAGGCTTTAGCCTTTCGTGTGTTGGCAGCCCGCTACACACAAACAGAAAAGACTGTTGATCTTGGCACATTTGATCTTGTTGACTGCTCTGATTTGCAAATACGCGCAGCCATTGAATTGCCTTCAAGCGAGTGTTCTGTCATCTTTGAAATTGAAAGAAACAATGGCACGGTTTATCAACTCCTGCCCTTTCAATTGCTAAGCCTTACCGAATATATCAGTGAAAAAGTCAAACTCCGCGCCATTCTCAAAGGCACAGAGAAACTCTCGCCTGTTTTGTTTGCGCCTGTTCAATTGATTGCGGGAAAGATCCATAAAACAGCCACTTATGTCACCCGTGCTTTTGCCTTTGGGGAAAAGGCAAGGTTAACCAGCTATATCAAAACATTTTTACCGGGCGGAGCAACCTTCTCACTCGAGATGCAACTGGATGATGGTGCTTTCACCCCTCTCACATTAGACGAAACAGAACAGTTATCCGAACCGCTTTGGACAGAGCGTAAATTTGTGAGCAGCGACAAAACAGCCAAACAAGCACGCTTGAAACTCACGCTTACCGGTGGACCAGCAGCGCGGTCCATGGTGTGTGACTTTGGTGCCGGCATATTATGAGGGGATGAAAGACATGACAAAAACCAAAAAACTCGACATGGAATTGCCTAAAGAAGGACGTTTTATCAGTTCTGAATTCCCAATCTTGCGCGAAAACTTGACAAAAATTGATCAAACAATTTCTGATGTTGAGGAAAAGCTAGACGAAAAAGCCCCTTCAAAACACACGCACACAATAAGTGATGTCACAGATCTTGAAGCAGCTCTTAAGGCCAAGATGGCAGCAGATAAAACATTCACCTTTGCTGATTTAAGCGATATCGAAGGCGCTAAGGACGTAGCCAACAATTATGTTCTCTATAAATCAAGCAACAATAATTTCACCTTTGGCAGTGCTATCTCTCTGTTAGGTGCACACCAGCATAAAACAGAAGATATTGTAGGATTGGATGATTTTAGAGCCAAAATTAATCAAGATCTCACAGCCTATGGTCGCCTAAAACAAGCCAATGAATGGCAAAATTATAATAAATTTACCAGCAAAGTCACCATGAGTGGTGGCTTAGAGCTTTTGGGCAACGCATCATTGAACCTTACCCATAATGGTGAAATGGTTACCAGTTTAAGCACAAATGGAAGCTTGCTTAAAGGACCGCTGAAAGTGGATGGAGATCTTGTTTATACCAAGGCGCAAGTGGATGCAGTTATCTTGGCTGAAATAAAGAGTCTTAAAAAAGATTGGACCGATAAAATCATTAATTGGCTGGCACTTGCCGATGCTGAATTGCTCTATACACAGGATGAAAAAATTCAATGGCCAAACTGGGTCACCGATAAAACTAAAGTTGAGATCCAAGCCTGGGGCGGCGGCGGTAGTGGTGGTGGAGCGGATACACCAGGATTAGGCGGCGGTGGCGGCGGGGGAGGTTGTTCAGTATGGTATGGCTATAAAGCGGATTTAAAAGGGCATGAGGATATCACAATTGGTAAAGGAGGAGCTTGTATTGCATCACGCAGTGCAACAAGCCATTCTGGAGGAACAACAATAATTGGAAAGGATTTTATTACCGCCACAGGAGGACAAGGCGGCGGCGGCGGTCACTCTTTGAAATCAGGCTCTGGTGGAGCTGGAGGCATTGGCGGAAATTTTAGCTTAGCAACAGATGATCGCCCGAATTTTGCCAAGGGCGGGAATGGCAATCCTGGAACAAGCGGAATCGATGGAAAAACAAGTGGTAATGGAGGTGATGCTGGGGGCGATACATCAAGAGGTGGCTCTGGAGGAATAGGACAAGGTTCCTATAGTTCAGGAAAAGCAGGTCGTGGTTTTGGTGGTGGCGGTGCCGGTGCTCACTCTGATTATTCTCCCAGCGGTGCAGGAGCTGATGGCGCTGTCCTTATAAGATTATGGAAAGATTAAATACAAAACCAAAAATAGCGCAAGTCAAATGGATAGCTATTCTATAAGCGAGCTTGTATGATTTTCTTTCTTTAAAACCATTTTTGACTGACAGCGTCAGGCTTATGAGAGAGTGTAGATGATTTTATGGTCTCTTCATTAATTTGGAGAGCAAGATGACAATAGAATTTAATCATGGTATTCACTTTATTAAGAAAGGGTACAATTATGAATGACATTCCTGCACAAAGAGATAAAAATCGTTGCCCTACTCATCCGGGAGAAGTTTTAGCAGAAATTATTCCTGAAACTGGCAAAACGAAGACAGAAATCGCACAGATGCTTGGTATATCACGCCAACATCTCTATGATATTCTAAATGCAGAAAAACCTATCTCCCCTTCTCTTTCGGCTTGTCTTGGAAAGATGTTTGGGAATGGAGCAGCAATATGGTTACGTATGCAAGCCAATTATGATGCTTGGCATGCAGAGCGTGAAACAGATGTTAGCAAAGTTCCGGTACTTCACACTGTTTAATTGTATCACTCAGTCTCTAGAAACTTTTCTAAGTGGTTTTATTGCTTTAACTTCTTTAATTTTAAGTGCAATTTTACGAACGAAAGCAAGACTAAAGCGCCCTTGTGGTTTTAAATCTTCAAAGTCAAACAAAGATTCGCAAGGAACAACATTAAATTCATCAACACGCACCCAAGACTGCTTTTGTAAACCCACACGCTTACATTCTATCTCAGGTATTTTTAAGCTAAACTGCAAATTAATAGGTTCTTGAGAAGTGATAGGAAACAAAAAGAAATGGCTTTCAGTTTTAACCATAACACAGGAAGGACGCGCTTTACGTCCTGAATGTTCACCTTTTTGCGCTTGTTCGTGCCATAAATAATAATATTGTACAACATCCCCTGCTTTAAGCATGTTCGTTACTATTCAAAATGTCATCTAAACCACGATCTAAATCATCTAATATATTTTGAGGTGCATCTGCATAAACAAAAGATTGTGCGCCAGAACGCGCTTTTATTAATTCATGATATAAATCAACAGGAAGCATAATGATTTTTTCACGCCCTCGCTTTGTTAAAGCTACAGGTGTAGACATAGCCTCGTCTAAAATATCGCCTGCCCCGCGGTTTACATCTGTAAAACTATATTTTTTCATAGGCACATCCTATCTTTAATGCATAATACATATTATACGTATAATGTGTATTATGTAAAGATATTTTACGGCATTAACCACCTCCCCATTTTCAGAACGGGGAGATGAATCGTGTTTTAAGCTAAGCAGCTTTCACAACGGGATTCTCCAAAGTAGGAGCATAAGCTTGCAATAACGGATTCATGCTATGCGGTAGTTCTGAATCTCCAAAATCTGTTAGAACTGTTAAGATTTTAAGTATATTGGGCACCTCATTTTGAAGTTTTAAAATCAAAGCTTTTTCCACTACGCTCATAGTATCAACCAAAGCAGTACACTCTTTGTCGCTCATATTTTCATGTCTAGAAAACTGTGATAACGCCATCCATAAATCGCATAAGAAGTTAGTATCTATCTTCTTCATTGTACACCTCCATGGATTTGTTCTCTCAAACAAGCTAATCCTTTTGGTGTGATTTTTGTTGAAGGGAGTATTTTTTCTGTTCCGTCCGGTCTTTGAATGGTAATAGCAGGGCAATCCATGAATCCTTTCTTGATTTTATCTTGATATGGTAATAAAGGTGCCCCTGGAGCACGTCGATACACCCAATCATGTTTTCGCAAGTAATCCGTTAAGTCCTTTGGTCGTACCTCTAACATCTTTGCTGCTTCAATAAGACCAAACAAACCATCAGAGCGTTTTAAACCATCCAAAGCTTTTGCTTTTGGTGCTAATTCTGCAATAACATGATCTTTCTGCTCTATTTGGCTTTGTAAGTGATTCAAAACACCAAGTAATGCTTCGGGTTTAGAGTAGTCAACTTGTGGTGTTGCTACTTGTTTCAAAAGCCGTTCACATTTGATAAAGTATAAACGAGCTTCTCTACCTTTCTTATTGTTCTCAAGCATAGAAAGCTCTTTTGCTACACTTAAAGTTAGATGATAATCTTTACGATTGTGGCCACCTCTGCCTTTGCTTCCCAAAATAGGGAAGCAAACAAAGTCTTGATTTTCTACCAAATTATATTTGTTGATACGTTCGGTAATCCAGTCCGCAAATTTTTTACCTACTTCTAAAAAACTATGCAATTCACGTGCATTTACTGTTTGAACAATTTCCTGTCCAACAGTTTGTTCCGATATCGGAATAAGAGTGTTCATGTGAACTCCTATTGGTTAGATGTTTTTCATTGACACTCTGAAAAGAGTGCCGGGTGCTGAAAAACACGGCCAATAGTCCGTCGTTACGCTTTTCCCGTAAGGGTATTGTATAGCGTAACCACACCCGACAAAGCCATTATATGCGTGTAACATACAATGAGTCAAAGCCTTTAATGTGCGGAAAAGAGACTGTATCGGCAATCCATCCGCTATTGGTTTAAGGTGTTTTTCAAGCACCTGATTCGATTATTCATATTGTCGCCACATTGTCAAGTAGCTTCTGATAATTTTTTGATATTTTTGCTAATTTCATCTCTGAATGCCGGGCGCTGAAAAACACGGCAACAAGCCCGTCGTTATGCCTTTCCCCTAAGGGTATTGTATAGCATAACCACACCCGACAAACACTATTATATGCGCACAGCATACAATGAGTCAAAGTCTTTAATTGGCGGAAAATTGATTATTTCGGCAACCAATCCGCTTGTTGTTTTGAGGTGTTTTTCAAGCACCTTTGTATGAATCTAACGGTTTTAAACATTTTGTCAAGTCGCTCGTCAGAACGGCCTTCACCAATCTCATTTTTCCCATTCATTTTCATTCACCCCTCATTTAAAGGAGCATAAAGTATGGCAACAGGTTTTCTACACGGTGTTGAAGTCGTTGAGGTTGACGACGGTACACGCCCCCTTCGCGCGGTTCAATCCGCAGTTATCGGGATTGTTGGCACGGCGCCCGATGCTGATGAACAAGCCTTTCCTCTTAACACACCGGTTTTGGTTACCGGTTCTCTTTCACAAGCCGCTAAACTGGATAAAACAGGCAAGCGTCAAGGCACCCTACCCAATGCCCTTGACCTGATTTTCAAACAAGTGGGTGCTATTGTTGTCGTCGTACGTGTGAACGAAGGTGATAATGAAAGCGCGACACTTGCCAATATTCTAGGCGGTGTGAACGCAAATGGCGCTTATGAAGGTGTCCATGCTTTAATTGGCGCACAATCAATTCTTGGACAAACACCACGCATTCTTATTGCCCCAGGTTTTACACACAAACGCCCTATAAGTCTTAGCAAGATTGATGTAACAAACCAAGGCAGTGGTTACACACAAGCAAGCGTTAAAATCGAAGGCGGTGCACAAGCAGAAGCAATTCTTAGCGATGGAAAAGTGACTTCTGTTGTCATTAAGGACAGTGGCTTTGATTATCAAACCGCCCCAACTGTGACGATTGAAGGAGATGGCACTGGTGCGACAGCTAAAGCCGAGATCAGTACAACCTCTAATCCAGTAGCGGCAGAACTCATTGGCATTGCTGAACGCCTACGCGCTATTGTGGTGCTTGATGCACCAAACAGCACAGACGAAGCAGCACTCAGCACAGCAAAGGATTTTGATTCAAAGCGCGCCATTATCGTTGACCCTTTTGTAAAGGTAAATCATGATGGAAAAATTGTAGAACAGCCAGCAAGTGCAGCAGTTGCAGGTGTCATTGCTAAAACTGATTTTACACACGGTTTTTGGCATTCTCCTTCAAACAAAGTGATAAATGGCATTGTGGGAATTGCGCGCCCCATTGATTTTTCCATTGGTGATAGATCAAGCCGCGCCAACCTTCTTAATGAACAAAACATCACAAGCATTATTCGTGAAAATGGTTATCGTCTTTGGGGTAATCGCACCCTTTCAAGCGATACAAAGTTTGCTTTCTTATCGGTGGTGAGAACCGCAGATATGATCAATGACGCCATTTTGCGCGGGCATCTATGGGCTGTCGACCGCAATATCAAAAAAACCTACATGAGTGACGTGAGTGAAAGCGTTAATGCCTATTTGCGTGATCTAAAAGCGCAAGGCGCCATTCTTGGGGGGCATTGTACTCCTGATCCAGAATTGAATACAGCAAGCGCTATTGAAAGCGGCAAAGTCTATTTCAATGTCGAATTCACACCAACAACACCAGTAGAACACATCACTTTCCGTTCACGCATTGTGAATGATTACTTAGAGGAGATCTTTTAATGACTGTACCAGTTTTACCAAGGGTTCTAAAATATTTTAATATTTTTGTCGACGGCATTCCCTATCAAGCAAAATGTGAAAGCGTAACACTACCAAATTTGAGTTTGGTCGTTGAAAGTTATCGTGGCGGAGGCATGGATAGCTCCATTGAGGTTGATCTTGGTCTTGAAACCCTCATCCTTACCATGACCATTTCTGATTGCTCTCCAGAGTTAATGGCACTGTTGGGACGGTCCGATGTTGACATCTCATTGAGAAGTTCGATGCAAGCCCAAGGCACACCCGCAGAAGGTGTTGTCATCACCATGAGAGGGATATGCAAAGGCTTTGAAATGGCAGAATGGCAACCAGGAAGCAAAGCAACTTCTACAGCGACCTTCACATTGCAGTATTTCAAATATGTCCAGAAAGATATGGAAATTGTTGAGATAGATGTCCTTAACTTGGTGAGAAAATTCAATGGCGTTAATCAATTAGCAGACCATAGAGCAAATATAGGATTATAAAAATGACAGTACAAACAAGCATTACACATAAATTACTTATACCTATTACATTTGAAGGAAAAGAACACACCGAAATCACCTTACGGCGCCCCAAAACAAAAGATGTGCAAGCAATCGATAAGAAGGAAGGCGTTGAACAAACAATTGCTATGGTTTCGCGCCTTTCTGAATGGCCACATGAGGCTGTTGGTGAACTCGATATTGATGACTTATCAAGCATTGGGGAGATTTTGGAGTCTTTTATCAAGCGGCGGGACACCTCGACTGGGAAACCGCCGCAAAACTCATAGCCGATATTGCCATTGTTTTTCATTGGTCCCTTTCGGACATGATGGAAATGGAACCGCAAGAGTTAATATTCTGGCGAAAACAAGCAGCAGAAAGGTATAAGACAAAATGAGTGAAAAAGTTGCTGATGCAAAAGTGAAGTTGTCTCTTGAAGATAAACTCACTGCACCTCTTAAACATCTTCAAAAAAAATTCGATAAATTGTCAAAAACACTCTCGCACAGATTGAGTATTCCGCGCTTTTCTGCTGCCGTCAAAAACATGACAAAAAGCCTTCATGGCGTTCAAGGCGCCCTTGGCACAGCAGCAAGCCGCGCTTCAGTTTTTACTGGTGTTTTAGGGCTTGCTGGTGGTGGACTTGTGGCAAGTGTGACCGCCCTCACAATGAAAACCATGCATCTGGGGGATAGTCTTCACCACGCATCACGACATTTGGGGATGAGTGTTGCATCGCTTCAATTATGGGGCGATGCAGCCGATAATTCAGGATATTCCGCTGAACTTTTTCAACAATCTCTAGCAACTTTAAATAGGCGTTCGGCGCAAGCATATGCTGGACAACAAAGAGGCATTATGGGGTTTGAGGCGCTTGGTATTTCTGTCAAAAACGCCTCAGGAAAACTCAAATCAAATTCTACCTTGTTGGAAGAAATTACCGATAAGATGAGTAAAATGAAAAATCAAGCACAAAGACAGCATATTGCTTCTCTGCTTTTTGGTGGTGATGGCAAGGAAATGGCAGCCATGCTTGCACAAGGGATGGCGCCCATAAAAGAGCTCTTTGCAAAGGCGCGGAAAGGAAAATGGCTTATAGGTGCCGATGTCGCACAATATGCAGCAGATTTAAGTGATAAGCTTGGTGCCTTTAAGAAAAAAATAGGGGGTATCGCTAGTTTTATTGGTGCACGTTTCATGCCCGTCATCAATGATATGATTGATGCTTTCTCAAAATTGATTGATGAAAACCGCGACCTTATTCAAACAACCGTTACTGGGTGGGCTAAAACCTTAAAAAAAGCCCTGAAGGATTTGTTTAATCCTACTTCTGATTTAAGAAAAGGCATTAGCGATCTCACGGAGAGGATTAAAGGCTGGTTTCGCTGGCTAGAGCCGTTGATTGGTGAAATAACCCTCTTTAAGGTAGGACTTGTGGCACTTGGTTCATTCATTTTTGGTCCACTCATTGCCGCATTAGCCGCTGTGGGGACAGCGTTTGTCACACTTGGTTATACTATAATGACGACACCTATCGGTTGGTTAATGGGTGGCATTGCAGCTCTTGTTGGAGCCGGATATCTGCTTTACAAAAATTGGGACAAAATCAATGGCTGGCTGCTTACATCACTAGCCATAGTAAGCGCAGTTTTTATCAGGCTTGCTTTCGCTCTTTCAGGACCAGTGCTTTCAGCCTTCACTTCCGTTGGTTCTAAAATTACCGGTCTGGCTGCAAATCTTGGAAAATCCCTGCTCTCAAAAATAATCGCAGCAGATAAAGCTTTTATTAGATTTTCTGCTACTCTAGGAAGATCACTGCTTTCAGCATTAGCCTCAGCTGCTTCTGCAGTTGCCAGTCTTGCTTTAACTCTTGTAGGGACACTGATTTCGGCAATAACGGCCGTTAGTTCTGCTTTTATATCGCTTGGTATCGCAATCATGACCACACCTATCGGCTGGATAATGGCTGGTATTGCTGCCCTTGTTGGAGTTGGATATCTGCTCTACAAACATTGGGATACGGTAGTAAACTTCATAAGCAACTTGTGGAATTCTTTTTACAGCTTATGTTGTAACATTTTCAGTAACCTCTTTACACTCTTTAAAAACTTTTCACCACTCTCTTGGATTGCGACAAAAATCAATGCATTGATTGAGTGGCTGTTTGGCATCGATTTAATGGAAGCAGGTTCCAATCTCATTGGTAGCTTGTGGGACGGCATCAAAAGCCAATGGAATGCTCTGTCTGAATGGTTTAGCGGCATGATAAGCAAATTAACCAGCTGGATGCCAAACTGGATGAAAAAAAAGTTAGGGTTTAATGTCTCAATCAACAAAACTTCAACCCAGACTATTAAAACCTTTACCGATGAAACCAATGCACGGGCAAAAAAAATGCTGGATACAGTAGTGGTTACAAATACCCCACCTGAAAAACGCAAGAGTGGTTTTAATACAAGTGTCGTTGAAACAGGACAAATGCAGGCAACAAATAAAGTGGGTGCCTTTAAAGCTCCAAAGCCAATTACGGTTCATAAACCCGTTGAAGTAGACGCCCGTGTAACCATTACAAATCTCAATATTTCAGTACCAAATGGTCTCAAGGACGAAATCAGAGACGCTGTCAATCAAGCACTTGAACGTTATGCAAAACAGCAACGTTTAGCCATAACCTCCAGTCTTTCGGATTAAATACCATGATGTTAGCTTTGGGTGGTTTTATTTTTTCCATTGAAACAGCAGCTTATCAAACCCTCGATATGTCTTATGGTGTTCCATGGGTGGAGCAAGGGCGATTGGGGAGAAAGGCAGCTCTTCAATTGCCTGCTGTTGCAAATGCGGAATTTTCTTTAGCAGGCGTGATTTATCCAGATTTCAAAGGTGGTCACAGACAGCTCGAATATTTACGACAAATAGCGCATATGGGACCTCATATTCTTGTGACCGGTCAAGGCAAAATCTTAGGTAAGTTTGTCATTCTTTCTGTAGAGGAAAAACAAAGCGTTTTTCATCATAATGGTACCCCCAAAAAACAAGAATTTACAATAAAATTGAGAGAATATGGTGAAGACCTATGAGTGACCTTTATATGACCAAAGATGGCGATATGGTAGATGCCATTTGCTGGAAATACTATGCCAAAGGTCAACAAGCGCTTGCTGTTGAACGCGTCTATGCGGCTAATTTGGGGCTTGCAAACTATGGACCCATTTTAAAAGCAGGTATCACGATACTCTTGCCATCTCTCCCCTATCCTAAAGCCACACCAGTGATCAGAATTTGGGGGAGCAAATCATGAAACCTTTTTGCATGGTTCTAGCAAATGGGGAAGACATCACCAAAACGCTCATGGATTATGTTTTATCGATTGAAATTACCGATGAAGCAGAAAACAAAAGTGATCGTATCACCATAGAGCTTGATGACCGTGCACGTGACAGTGATAATGGCTTTTTAGATATTCCCCTTATCGGGACAGTTATTTCCATAACACTTGGCTATGAAGGCGGAAAAAACCGCGATATGGGAGCTTATCTTATTGATGAAATCTCTGTGAGCAGTCCACCGCAAAGCTTAAGTGTTACAGGGCGCGCCGCGTCCATGAACACGTCTTATAGAACCCCCAAAAGCCAATCCTATCACCAGCAAACCCTTGGCAGTATTGTTCAAGAGATAGCAGAGCGTAATGGCTATACAGCAAAGGTTGATCCTTCTCTTGCAAAAATCGTTGTGCGCCATATTGATCAAACATCGGAAAGTGATATGGCTTTTGCCACACGCCTTGCAGGAGAATATGATGCGGTCGCAAAGCCCGTTGATGGCAAACTTGTACTTGCCAAACGTGGTGAAGGCAAAGCCATTACCGGTGAAACACTCCCTATTGTTGTTATTCATGAAAAACACTGTACCTCTTGGGATTTTAAATACAGTGCACGGGATGAAGCTGGTGCAGCCAATGGCTTAGAAACAGATGTGGGAGACGACCAAAAAGCCGCTGCTAATGCACGAGAACCAGAAGAGATTGATGATGATGAAAACTTTATCCATATGGATGAAAGTGACAGAGCAGCACCATCATCATCTGAATCGGAAAGAGCAGAAACAACACCTGAGAAAGAAGAAGACAAAGAGAAAAAAGGCGGTGTTCTTGCAACCTATTATGATGTACGCAGTAGTGAAAAAAAAGAAGTTAAAGTTGGAAAACCGCCGTTTCATGAACTCAAATACACTTATCACAATCAGGCAGAAGCTGTTGCGGCCATTGCCGCTTATCGCAATAAGTCATCACGCGGTAAATCTTCTTTCTCATGTGATATTGGTGGTGATCCCTTTGTGCAAGCAGAAGCAAAGCTTGTTCAGGAGCCCCCTTTTCGCCCCTATATACCAGCAGAATGGCGCATCAAAAGCGTCAAGCACAAACTTGATAAAACGGGCGGTTACACCACAAAAATAGAGTGCGAACTTTTTGATAAAGCGCAAGAAGATGCGGCTGGAAACGTTGCAAACACAACACCAGACAAGGATGATACCCTTGATCCAAACGCTCCACCCGATGCATTATACAATGAAAGCGATGGCGTTATTCATATGGACGAGGAGGATATCAATTAGCAAAAATATCAAAAAATTATCAGAAGCAACTTGACAATGTGGCGACAATATGAATAATCGAATCAGGTGCTTGAAAAACACCTTAAACCAATAGCGGATGGATTGCCGATACAGTCTCTTTTCCGCACATTAAAGGCTTTGACTCATTGTATGTTACACGCATATAATGGCTTTGTCGGGTGTGGTTACGCTATACAATACCTTTGCGGGAAAAGTGTAACGACGGACTTATCGCCGTGTTTTTCAGCGCCCGGCATTCAGAGATGAAATTAGCAAAAATATCAAAAAACTATCAGAAGCAACTTGACAATGTAGCGACAATATGAATAATCGAATCAGGTGCCTAAGAAACACCTTAAATCGATAGCGGATAGATTGCCGACACAATCTCTTCTCCGCACATTAAAGACTTTGACTCATTATATGCTACATGCATATAATAGATTTGTCGGGTGTAGTTACGCTATACAATACTCTTTATGGGGAAAGCGTAACGACGGACTATCGACCGTGTTTCTTAGCGCCCGGCATTCTTCTGGAATGTCAATAAGAAACCTCTAATCGATAGGAGTTCACTATGAACACTCTTATAGAAATTAAAGAACGGGTTATTGATCAGGAAACTGTTCAAACTGTTAACGCGCGTGATTTGCATGCGTTTTTGGAAATAAAGTCTGAATTTAGAAATTGGATTAAAAATCGCGTTAAAGAATGTAAATTTCAGGAAAATATAAACTTTATAACTGCGGTAAATTTTTACCGGGGTGGAAAAATAAAAGAATACCACATTACGTTAGACATGGCTAAACACCTTTCCATGATAGAACGTAATGATAAAGGGCATGAAGCCCGTCAATACTTTATCAAATGTGAGCGGCTTTTGAAACAAGTAGCAACCCCACAAGTTGACTACTCCAAACCCGAAGCATTACTTGGCGTCTTGAATCACTTACAAAATCAAATCGAACAGAAAGATCATACTATTGCTGAATTGACACCAAAAGCAAAAGCTTTGGATGGTTTAAAACGCTCTGATGGTTTGTTTGGTCTTATTGAAGCAGCAAAGATGTTAGAGGTGCAACCAAAGGATTTAACAGATTACTTGCGTAAACATGATTGGGTGTATCGGCGTGCTCCGGGGGCGCCTCTGTTACCTTATCAGGATAAGATCAAGAAAGGATTCATGGATTGCCCTGCGATTACCATTCAAAGACCGGATGGAACAGAAAAGGTGCTGCCTTCAACAAAAATCACACCAAAAGGATTGGCATGTTTGAGAGAGCAAATCTATGGAGGTGTGCAATGAAGGTAGATACTAACTTCTTATGCGATTTATGGATGGCGTTATCACAGTTTTCTAGACATGAAAATATGAGCGACAAAGAGTGTACTGCTTTGGTTGATACTATGAGCGTAGTGGAAAAAGCTTTGATTTTAAAACTTCAAGATGAAGTGCCGAATATACTTAAAATCTTGACAGTTCTAACAGATTTTGGAGATTCAGAACTACCGCATAGCATGGATCCGTTATTGCAAGCTTATGCTCCTACTTTAGAGAGCCCCATTAAAAAGGTTGCTTAAGTACCTCCCTTCCCCATCTTTAAAGGTGGGGAGGTAGTCAAGATGCTTCTTCTAAAGCCGCTTGTTCCTTACAATTATTTTGGATAGGCGTTAAGCTAATCTGCAAATTTAAGGCACTCAAAACACTGAGAAAAGTAGAAAGCCGTGGATCGCCTTTATCACTTAAAGAACGATAAAGAGACTCGCGATTTAGTCCTGTCTCTTGAGAAACAGTTGTCATTCCTTGTTTACGCGCAATAATACCTAATACATGTGCAATATAGCCACTATTTTTGGTTTCTAAAGCATCATCTAATAAGATCTTAAAGTCTTCAGGCGTATTAAAATATTCACTTACATCAAATTTAGTAATTTCCATGTTTCATTTCCTTTACTAATTGAAGGGCTTTTTCGATATCTTTTTGTTGTGTGGATTTATCACCAGCATTTAATAACAAAATGATTTGTTTCCCTTGTTTTACAAAATAAATCCTATAGCCTGGTCCATAATTTATTTTTAGTTCACCAATGCCACGGAAATATTTCACGTCTCCTAGAAGCCCATATTCAAGGCGGAAAATACGTGCAGCAATTTTCTTTTGCACTTGTTTGTCTTTTAACGAGTCTAACCACTCTGTAAAATAGTGTGTTTTTTTAACAATAAACATCTGTAGTTTATATGCTACAGAATAAATAATGTCAAATACATTCTTTTGTTCCAATGAAAAAGCGACATGAGTTTTAACAAGCTATCTTTCCGAATGGGAAAGATGTCAATTTTTTAATCCAGCTCTGCTTTTTGCGGAGCTTTTTTTATGGAGAATCATATGCGAAAAATATCATCAGAAGGGCTAGCACTTATCAAGCAATGGGAGGGCTTGCGTTTAAACGCCTACAAAGATACCATTGGTGTGTGGACAATCGGTTATGGACATACAAACACTGCTGGAAAGCCTTTTATTTACGAAGGTATGACAATCACTGAAAAGCAAGCAGAAGAACTTCTTCGCCAAGATTTGCAACAATTTGAAAATACTATTGAACGCGCTGTTACAGTTTCATTAACGAATGAACAATTCGCGGCGTTAGTGTCCTTTTGTTATAATGTAGGAACAGATGCCTTTTGTAACTCTACACTATTAAAGAAGCTCAATCAAGGTGAATATGAAGCAGTCCCCTTCGAATTGCAAAAATGGACCAAAGCAGGCGGTAAGTGTCTTCAAGGTCTTGCACACCGACGTGCAGCAGAAGCAGGGCTATGGGCGAAAGGGGCTTATGTTTCTTCTAATTATCAAACAGTAGAAACAAAAGCACCAACAGGGGTTTTCAAAGCAGAAGCTCTTGCACCGATTATTGGCTCTTTTTCAGGTCTTGGCGGTTTGTTAGCAGGCAATGGCCCCATCCAATGGGCTTTAGCAACCATTATGATTTTAGCCACATGTGCTGGTATTTTCTTTGTTGCTAAACGCTTTCAGGAGCACCGTCTATGATCTTATGGATAAAAAGAAATCTAATGGTAACAGCTGCGGTTTTAACCGCTTTTTTTATTGCATTAGCAAGAGCCTTTACTCTTGGGAAAAAAGCAGAACAGCAAAAACAAACAGAAAAGGCTTTAAAAGCAGCAACAACACGGATGGAGGTGGAAAATGAAATTAATCAAAAAAGTGATACTGATGTGCGTGCTGCTCTCTCTGACTGGTTGCGCGACAAATAAATATAGCTCTTCTTGTGTTGGTTGGTTGCCAATTTATTTAAAACAGCAAGATCTGAACACCATCAGTTCCAATTTAGCAAGAGAGATCTTAAAGCACAATAAACAAGGTGAACACGTGTGTGGGTGGAAACATGGCTAGAAAAAGAACAAAAGACGATACAGAACTTACAGAAGCAGAAAAAGAAATCCTTCAGGAAATCATCATGACCTATAAAAGTGTAAAAGTGATGTCACGTTATACGAAATGGATTGTACTCATTATACTCTTATTAGCGCTTGATTTTTCACGTATCATGGATGCGTTTGTAAGTATTTTTACACAAAAACCAAATATCCGACTCTAAACATACTCTGAGACGCGCGAAATTCTTTAGCAAATGGTTTCTTAATTTTGCTCGTCTCATGGAGGTGATAGAGAATGCCTTCGCCCATTTAAAACAGTGGATTTCAAAGAATTAAAACTTCACCCCCTCCCCGCTTTTAAAACGGGGAGATGAATCGTGTTTTAAACTAAGCGGCTTTTACGACAGATCTTGCTAAAACCTGCTTTGCTTCTTTAATTAAGGCTTTATATTTTCTGTTCTCTTCATCTACTCTGAAGGCATCAAGAAGGCGAACATGAATTGGACCCAGAAGATACAAAACTTTTTCACCAGCGTTCATACCTTCCCAATAACTTGGTAAGTCAAAACGTTTATCTTCATAATCAGTAGATTGGTTTCTTAGTTTCTTTTCACACTCAATAAAGTAACGGCGTGCTTGCCTACCTTTCTCATTGCGTTCAACCATGGAAAGTTCTTTCGCCATGTCTAAGGTGAGGTGATATTCTTTGCTGATAACATTTTTACGTTTCCCAATTTTGGGAAGCGTTAAAATATAGTCTTTTCCCTCTTCAAATTCATACTGATTAATGCGGTTCGTAATCCAAGTAGCAAAACGTTTTCCTATTGCCAAAAACGTATGCAATTCACGCGCATTAACAGTTTTAACAGTTTGCTGATCAATGACTTGTTCTGATATTTTTATAAGAATGTTCATAATGAACTCCTATCGATTAGAGGTTTTTGATTGACACTCCATAAGAGTGCCGGGCGCTCAAAAACACGGTCGATAGTCCGTCGTTACGCTTTCCCCATAAAGAGTATTGTATAGCGTAACTACACCCGACAAAGTCATTATATGCGTGTAACATACAATGAGTCAAAGCCTTTAATGTGCGGAGAAAAGATTGTTTCGGTAATCTATCCGCTATCGATTCAAGGTGTTTTTGAGGCACCTGATTCGAAAATACACATTACAGAAATAATGTCAAGCCTTTCCTGATATAAAAGACGCCCATTGTTCTAAGAGGATACGGCGTTGCTCTAAAAAATCTGTCCGCATATAAGCTTTCGTCACTGAACTCCCAACTGTATGTGCAAGAACAGTTTCGGCAATCTCAAATGGTGTTGACGTTGTCTCTGCTATCCAATCCCGTAAGCTTGAACGAAAACCATGGGGACGATAAGTCAAACCACAAACTGTCATATACTTTGCCATGGTAGCATCAGAAATGGGGTTGCCTTTAAGACCTGAAAAGAGAAAACCTTTTTTCTCAAAAGGGAGAGATTTTTCAATCACTTTCAAAGCTTCACGACTTAATGGCACGCGAAAGTCTGAAACTTTCCCTACAATACCTTTCATGTTTTCTTTTGGTATCGTCCATATATTTTTGTCAATTTGTTCAAGGCGCAAATAGCGCAATGGATATGACCGTGCTCCCGTCAAAATGAGTAACTTCAGTGCTAAATTTGAAAGGATATCATCCTTTAAGTTTTGATAAAAAACCGGCACTTCTTGCCATGGCATAGCAGGAATATTTGTTGATGTCGCACGTGGTTTTCCTAAAAGAGCGCGTGCTTTCATACAAGCCTGTAAATCAACATCTAAACCAAGAGCCGCAGCATATTTCAAGCAAATATTGATACGGTTAAGTGCTTTTCGCGCTGTATCTGCTTTTTCATGCCAAAGGGGTGCGAGAACATTGCGAATGATATTGGCTGTTAATTTTTCTATAGATAAATTACCTATGTGTGGAATAACGTGCAACTCTAGTGGAGAAAACCAGCGGCCGTTTTTGCCTTCATTTTTCAACTCTGCTTTTTTGCTTTCAAAAGCCGCTTTTGCAATTTCTTGGAAGATATTGCTTTGCTGTTTGAAAATAGTCTGTTCGCGAAAGACAATAGGATCATTGCCTTCTTTGAGAATATCACTATAATGTCTAGCAAGTTCGCGCGCTTCTTTTAAAGAGAGTTTTGCAACAGGACCAAGTCCCATTTCACGGCGCTTATTGTGGTGCGTATAGCGAAAAAACCAAGAGCGTGTATTGTCTTTTCGAACATTCAACCATAGCCCTGCCCCGTCACAATATTTACCTTGTGGAGACGACTTTACGAATGATGCTGATAACCGATGAATCGCCCTCAC